GCCAGTAAACGGCGCGACCTTGGCCGACTGCGTAGGCCCCATGAACGAAAGCCCGTGGACATCGACCACCGTCCCGGCTGGTGCTACTATTGGTACTGCAGCCCCCGAGGGCTTCCCGAACCCCGTGGGCGGCAATTTCCCGTAGACCGGCCCGCAGAAAGACAAAGGACTTAGAACATGGCGACTACCTTTGTGCAGGTTGCCCCCGTGATCGCGGAAATTCAGAAGCAGGCCGCGCCGCAGGTGGAGAAGCCAGCCGCGCAATGATCCCAAACATCATCCATATGATGTGGTTCACAGGCCCGAAGTCCCGCGACTTCGGGTTTTTGAACTATTTGGCGGTAAAGATTGCTGCTGAAGTCCAGAAACCGGATCATTATTATTTCTATTATAATGCCGAACCGGCCAATAACCCGCACTGGGAGGCCATCAAGCCATATGTCACCATGGTCCAGATCGACCCGCCCACGGAGATCGGCGGGGTCAGTCTGGACTACCCGCAGTACCAATCGGACGTTGTGCGGCTTCAAAAATTGCTGGATCGCGGCGGCATTTACTTAGACACCGACATTTTGCTGCTAAAGCCCCTCACCCCCCTGATGGACAATACCTGTGTTCTGGGGGGCGATCGCTATATTGATGACCAGGTTGGTCTTCGTACTACCGATCCCGACAAAATTGCGTCTGTAGCTAATGGGGTGATTCTGGCTGAAAAGGGCAATCTCTTCATTGGTCAATGGCTTGATGCCATTCCCGCCGCAATCAAATCAGATGTCTGGGCCAACCATGCCGTGGTCTTGCCGTTCCAGATGTGGCTGAAAGACACCAGCCTGTTTGCTTTAAAGGATGTTGAAACCTTTATCCCGTTTGGTTTTATGGATAAATTCATATTCAGTAATGACGACAAAGACTTGGCACGGCTGGACGGGTCTTATAGTGTCCATATGTGGGACACGATTTGGTCCGAAGACATTCGTAAAATCGACAATAACTACCTTAGAAACGAACGTAACCTATTCACTAAGCTATTCAGGAAATATGCCGTGCAAGACAAGAAGCTAAAAATATGCGTCTATGCGATCAGCAAAAACGAAGAAGCGTTTGTAAAACGCTTTGCTGCATCTGCTAAGGAGGCTGATTATGTACTCATTGCTGATACCGGTAGCACGGACAACACTGTTGCCACCGCTCAAGCTGCTGGCTGTATTGTTCATAGTATTTGCATCTCTCCTTGGCGCTTTGATCTGGCTCGGAACGCCGCTCTGGCGCTTATTCCGTCTGATGTGGACGTTTGTATCTCGCTTGATCTTGACGAAATCTTAGAGCCCGGCTGGCGCGAAGACCTTGAGCGTGTCTGGCAACCGGATACGACCCGACTGCGTTACTACTTCGACTGGGGCTGCGGCATCCGGTACAAGTACGAAAAGATCCATCACCGCAAAGGGTATATGTGGCACCACCCGTGCCATGAATATCCCAAGCCCGATCCCCGGACGGTAGAAGTCTGGGCCGACACCGACATGCTGCTGGTCAGCCACCACCCGGACCCCACCAAGAGCCGGGGGCAGTATCTGGATCTTCTGGCGGTGTCGGTGAAGGAGGATCCGCGCTGCCCCCGCAATGCCTTCTACTATGCCCGTGAATTGTCGTTCTACAGCCGGTGGCAGGAGTCGATCGACGCCTGCAAACGGTATTTGGACCTTCCGGGCGCTACCTGGCCCAACGAACGCTGCTACGCCATGCGTATTTTGGGCAAGTGTTTCAGTGAGTTAGGCAATATCGGGGAAGCCGAAAAATGGTTCCAGATGGCGGCTGTAGAAGCCCCCTACACCCGCGAGCCATGGTGCAATCTGGCGATGATGATGTACCAGCAGGCTCGGTGGCCGGAATGTTATGCCGCCTGCATGCGGGCGCTGGCTGTAAAAAATCGTGAATTAGTATATACTTGCGATCCAGAGGTTTGGGGGCATTTGCCCCACGATCTCGCCAGCATTGCCGCATGGCACATGGGGCTGAAGGAGGTGTCCATTGAACAGGCCGAATTGGCTGTCCAATGCTCCCCGGACGACCAGCGCCTGCGGGCAAATCTGCGCTTCGTAACGGGGCAGGATAAGGAAGAGGAAGCCGCGTAATGACTACCCCGAACACCACCCCGCTGACCTATAACGGCTATGTCACCCAGATAGCGACTATGGCCGTCGTCAATACCCAGACAGTCAGCGGCGTGGTTCAGGGGGTTGACGCAGCTTTTAACGCCATCATCCCCCAGATGCTGAATTACGCCGAACTGCGGATTCAGCGGGATCTGGATCTTCTGCCGCTGGAAACCAGCAATACCTACACCCTGACCAGCGGGTCCAATATCCTGCAAATCTCGGTCAACGATTTTGTGACCATTCAGACTATTTCGGTCAATAACAGCGGCGTAAATACCCCCCTGTTGCCAGCCACCAAAGAGTTCCTTCAGAACGTCTGGGGAAACTCGACCACAACCGGTGTACCCCAATATTTCGCCATGTACGGCGGCGATCTGTCCACGGGCGGCAACACCTACAACAACATCATCTTTGGACCCTATTCCAGCGGCAATTACCCCGTCACCGTGACCGGCACGATCCGTATGCCGACCCTGTATAATCAGGCCACCGCCACCAACGCCGCCACCGGCACGACCTTCATCAGTACCTATCTGCCTGACATGCTGATTATGGCCAGCATGATCTATATCAGCGCCTACCAGCGTAACTTTGGCCGTATGAGTGACGATCCTGCCATGGCCCAAAGTTACGAAGGCCAATATCAGTCTCTGCTGCGCGGTGCGACTGTCGAAGAGTATCGCAAGAAGTTTGAGGCGTCGGCTTGGTCTTCCAAGTCGCCTGCGCCGCCCGCCACCCCTATCAGGACGTAACCTGTGCCACACGCATCCGTAAAAATCATACCGGGCGTGAACCAGAACGAAACCCCAGCCTTAAACGAGGCGGGGATTTCGACCACTAATCTTGTCCGGTTTATCCCTGACCCCAAGCTGGGCGCTTTGGTACAGAAGCTGGGCGGCTGGGCCAAGTTTTACCCTAACACCATCGCGGCAATCCCCCGTGCATTATGGGCGTGGGAAGACACCAATTCGGTGTCTCATTTGGCCGTTGGAACAGAAAATATTGTTAGTTCTACACAATCTCAACTTAGTGTAATCACTAACGGCACCCAGACCGTTATCACGCCCCGTTCCACTACCGACAACATCACGCCCGCCGCCTCCACCACCAGCGGCAGTTCGGTCGTGACAATCACGGACGCTACCACAACCGGCATTACGTCTTACGATACGGTCTATATTGAAACCCACATGGCCGTTGGCGGATTGGTCCTGTTCGGCTTGTACCCCTGTATTTTGCAGGGTTCGACGACCTATCAGATCATCGCGCTGGACGCTCTGGGCAACCCGCTTGCCGCCACCTCTACCTCCACCACCACGACCGTAGCGTCCTTTGCCACCACGAATACGTCCAGCACCGTAACGGTGACGCTGACAAATCACGGTTATGCCGTAGGAAGTACCTATCCGGTGCTTGTATCTACTTCTGTTGGGGGTATAACACTTTACGGCAATTATATTGTTCAAAGTGTTCCAACCGCTAATACATTTACTATTAATGCCCCTCAAACAGCCACTTCTACAACCACTGGCTCTATCAACGGCGGCAACGCGCGCCTGCTGTATAGCTTTGGTATTGGCGCGATCCCTGCCGGTACTGGTTATGGCATTGGTGGTTACGGATCGGGCGGTTATGGAACTGGTACAGCTATCGTCCCAAGCACTGGTACGCCAATCTCGGCCACAGATTGGACGCTGGACAACTGGGGTCAAGTCCTCATCAGTGTCCCGATCAATAGTTCGCTTTTCCAGCCCATCTATCAATATGACCCGACTTCTGGAAACCCGATTGCCACAGTCATCCCTCAAGCCCCGCCTGTTAATGACGGTGCCTTCGTGGCTATGCCGCAGCGCCAGATCATCGCTTGGGGATCAACTTTCACGGGTATCCAAGATCCGCTTCTGATCCGCTGGTGCGATGTAAATAATTACAACGCCTGGATTGGAACAGTCATAAATCAGGCCGGTTCCTACCGCATCCCGAAGGGGTCAAAGATCATCGGCTGCATCCAGTCTTCGCAGCAGGGCCTGATCTGGACCGATCTGGGCCTGTGGTCGATGCAGTATATCGGCCCGCCCTATGTCTATTCGTTCAACGAAGTCGGTACATCTTGCGGTCTGATTGCCCGTAAGGCTGCGGCTTCGGTTAATGGCGAAGTAATGTGGATGGGTTCTTCGCAATTTTTCAACTTGTCTGCCAATGGTGTTCAACCAGTTCCCTGCCCGATCTGGGACGTTATATTTCAAGATCTGGATCAAACAAATCTGTCCAAGATTCGCGTGGCGGTTAATTCGCGGTTTGGCGAAATCGCCTGGTACTATCCCACCGTCAGCAGCGGTGGAGAAGTCACCAATTATATCAAGTACAATATCAATCTTGGGGTCTGGGATTACGGCACTCTTGGCCGGTCGGCTTGGATCGACCAGTCCGTTCTGGGTTCGCCCATCGGCGCTGATCCCAGCACTCGTTATTTGCAACAGCATGACGGCACCAATCCCACTACCGGATTGCCGGTGACTGATGCCGATGGCGCTGCCATGCCGTCCAACTTTCAGACTGGTTACTTCGCGCTGTCAGAAGCAGATGTTAAAAGCTTCATTGACGAAGTTTGGCCCGACATGAAATGGGGCTACTACGGTGGAACCCAGAACGCCACCGTGAACCTTACGTTCTACGCGGCGGATTTCCCCGGCCAGACGCCGACTACTTATGGCCCCTACGCTCTGACGCAGAATACGACCTTTATCAGCCCGCGCATCCGTGGCCGGTTGGTGTCCATCAATGTTGGCAGCACGGACGTAGGCAGTTTCTGGCGTATTGGTAATATTCGTTATCGCGTCCAGCAGGATGGTAAATACTAATGAGTTCACTATCTGACATCCTGACAGCAGCAAAAAACATCGTCACAGCGATCAACGGTGCCGCGCAGACGTATTTGAATGTTCAGGGGGCGCAAGATGCAGTCAACATATCATCTGCAACGCTTGTCAAATCGGGTGCTGGCCGCGTTGCCATCGTCAGCGTTACGACAGCGGGAAGCACCACGGGGTCCATATACGACACGAACTCAGCATCTTCTACGACTGGCAAGATATATGTCATCCCAAACACAGTTGGCGTAACAGTCGTTAACATGCCCGTCTCCTTCGGAATCGTCGTGGCTCCCGGTTCTAGCCAAGTCGTTTCCATCAGTTATTCGTGAGGTAGCCATGCCGCTTTCCAAAGGTAAAAGTCAGGAAGTCATTTCGCATAATATTTCTGAAATGATTCACGCGGGACACCCCAAAGATCAGGCCATTGCGGCGGCTCTCAATACGGCGCGCGAAAGCCATGCTTACGGCATGAAGGTTCCCAAAGCGCCCAAACCTTACAAGAAAAAATCTGGCCATTTGCATGTCGGGCCAATCCATAGCCCGGTGGCCGGCCGTACAGATCATCTGCCCATGCATGTTCCCAGCGGATCCTATGTCATTCCCGCTGACATTGTGTCAGCCATGGGAGAAGGCAATACGATCGCGGGTTTCAAGCATATGCGCCGGATGTTCGGCGGCGCTCCTTACGGCGGCAGCGGCATGCCCTACGGGCAGGGGTCCGGTCCCTACGGCGAACATCTGGCGGCCGGCGGCGAAGCCGACGCGGTCCCGATTGTGGCTGCCGGCGGCGAATATGTTCTTTCCCCGGACCAGGTACGTCAGGCCGGCGGCGGAGATCTGGAAATGGGTCACCGGGTGCTGGATGAGTTCATCAAGCGCAAGCGGTCCGAAACAGTCAAAACTTTGAAAAATCTCCCCGGACCTAAAAAGGATTAAAATGACCAATTCTGAAGACCTGAAAATCCGTCTCGCTACCGTCGAAGATCTCGACGAAATGATGCAATTGGCCATGTCGGCTTGCGAAGAAAACGGTTTTTTGAACCCTAACCCTATAAAATTGCTTCAGGATATTTGGCCGGCGCTGAACCGGGATCATGGCCTGTGTGCCGTCATCGGGAAGCCGGGCGGTATCATTGAAGGGGCTATCCTTCTGCGTATCGGCCAAATGTGGTATTCCGACGATCAGACGATCGAAGAAAAGGCCATCTTTATCCATCCCGATTATCGGGGGGCTAGAGGCGGAAGGGCTAGAAAGCTATGCGAGTTCAGTAAGATGGTAGCTGACACGCTTGGACTTCCACTGGTAATCGGTGTATTGTCCAATAGCCGCACCGAGGCAAAAATTCGGATGTACGAACGCCAGTTCGGGAAACCGAGCGGGGCGTTTTTCCTGTATGGAGCGAAAACTGGGCAGTTTTCCAAGGGGCATTAAATGAGCGGCGGCAAATCTCAACAGAGTTCACAACAGGTTACTATCCCGCCGGATGTTTTGGCGCGGTACAACTCTGTCAACGCTCAAGCCCAGCAGGCCGCCTCCCAGCCCTTCCAGCAGTATTCGACTGACCCCAACGCCTTCGTTGCCCCCCTTACCACTACTCAGCAAGCGGGTATTGCCAACACCAATATGGCGGCCGGTCAGGCCCAGCCTTATTTCAATGCCGCAACGCAGCAACTGACCGGGGCGCAGCAGGCTGCGACCCCGTTCATCTATGGTGCCGCGCAGGGCACTCAAGAGGCCCTACAGCAGGGCACCACGGCCAATCAGCAGGCCGCTGGTCTGTATGGTGCCGGCCTTGCAGCAGGCGCTCCCATGATCGCCGCATCGGGCGCTGCGGCCGATGCCGCGCCGATCACCGGCCAGACCATCGGCCAGTATATGGACCCCTATCTTTCCAGCGTCGTGGGTAACACCGCCGCGCTTCAAAACCAGCAGAACCAGCAGGCGATGGCCGGTCAAACCGGCAATGCCATTCGTCAGGGCGCTTTTGGCGGCGACCGCGCGAGCATCGCTGCGTCCAATCTTCAGGGTCAGCAGGATCTTGCCACTGGAAACTTGCTTTCCGGTCTTCTCAGTCAGGGCTATGGGCAGGCGCTTTCGACCGCCCAGCAGCAGCAGGGCGTCAATCTGGGCGCGCAGCAGGCCAATCTGGCTCGCTTGGGGCAGGCTGGTCAGGGACTTTCCAGTCTTTACGGCGGCACGGCGGCCGGCCTTGGCGGCCTAGGCCAGCAGCAATACGCGCAGGGCGCGGGCGCGGCCCAGCAGTTGGCCGGTCTGGGCAACCAGCTTTACGGCATGGGCGCTGGTACTTCGCAGGCTCTTGCTGGTCTTGGCGCTGGAGCGCAGGGCGCTGCTTTGCAGGGCGCGCAGGCCCAGCTTGCCGCAGGTCAGGCTGCACAGCAGACCCAGCAGGCCGGTCAGACCGCGCTGTACAACCAGTTCCTCCAGCAGCAGTCCTACCCGTTCCAGGTGGCTCAGTTTCTCGCGAACATCGCGGAAGGCACGGGTGCGCTGTCTGGTTCTACTACCACGACGACCCAGCCCGGCGGCTTCTTTTCCGACGAGCGGCTCAAGGAAGATATCGAACCGATCGGCAAGACCTTCGATGGTCAGAACATCGTCAAGTTCCGGTACAAGGGCGAGCCACGCAAACAGATCGGCCTTATCGCGCAGGATGTTGAAAAGCATCATCCTGACGCAGTCGGATTGGCGTCTGGCTACAAGACGGTTGATTACGACAAGGCTACCGAAGATGCCGCCGATCGCGGCCGCTTCTATCGCGGTGGTTTGGTGCCTTCGAGCGAAGGCGGCGCGGTAACGACCGCGCATCTGGGAGAAGGCTTTGCTGGTGGCGGTCCCGCGCTTCCCAATGCGACTGACATGGCCGCTTTGCTGGCCGCCCAGGCTCAAATGTTTGGTCCGTTCTCGCAGAGCGGTCTATACGGCGGCGAAAGCGGTGGTGTTCCCGGCGGCGGTTCGGGGCGCGTTCCGGCTGCCAACCTGCCTGTCAGCCATCTTGCTGTGGCGGGGGGGTTGCCGAAGGCGACTAGTACGGCCGAACAAATGGCTCAGATCGCTTCAGCCGGCGAAAATATTAATAAACTTGGTCAGGACGCTGGACTTTGGAAAGGCAACCCACCTTCTAATACTGCTCCTGCCGCCACTGTAAGTCATGACGAAGTCGATAGTAGAACTGCCGCACAAAGAGCGGCCGCAGTTGGTTTGGGTGCGGGGAACGGTTATCCCATTCCGGATGCAAATGATTCAGATCAAGCCGGAAACTCGGCCCGTGGCGGCGTAGCCGGCGGTCGCAGACATTATGAAGACGGCGGTATGCCGTATTCTGAACAAACCAGCGGTCCAACTAAACGCGATATTCCTGACGAGCAAAAGGAAGCGCCGAAACTTGCGACTGCTGGGCCTTTGCCTTCCGGCGGAGGTGGCGGTGGGATAATCGGCGGAATCTCGCAATTAGCGGGCATGGGCAGCAGCCTTGCTGGTCTTGGAAGTAGCCTTGGTCTGTTTGGAGGCGCTGCGGGCGCTGCCGGTGCGGCTGGCGCTGCGGGCGCTGCCGGTGCGGCTGGCGCTGCCGGTGCCGCCGGAAGCGGGATCATGGCCGCTTTGCCTTTCCTCGCTGCTTTTTCTACCGGAGGTGTTGCCGGTGGGCGTAAGGGATATGCTGGTCGCGGTGCTGTAAATAATGACGACGGTTCTGTCAGCATGGATATGTCTGATGGTTCAGATATTCCTGCCGATATGTCCGCCGATAGCACTGGGACACCTCATGTTCTTGATGATAGAGGCCCAGTTGTCAGGAAAGATATTCCTGCCGATATGTTCGCCGATAGCACTGGGACACCTCATGTTCTTGATGATAGAGGCCCAGTTGTCAGGAAAGATATTCCTTCTGGATTCCTCGACAGTGAAACCAGGGTTGCTCCTCCTTTGCCAAAGTTTTTGTCTCCGAAAGAACAGGTTGCCGATATTCCCCAATTCAATATCGCACCCGATACTTCGACGCAGGCCCCCGCTCCTGTTGCACCGCCTGTTAAAACTGGCGTTGTTGCTGCCGCGCCTGTTGCTACTCCTGCCGCCGCGCCTGATTTCAATTCTGCGTTCAACCAGACGATGCGCTTTGAGGGTGGAAACGCTCTCAATCCTTCCGAAGGTTCAAGGTTTGGTGTTGTTCCCAGCGCCCATCCCGGTGTTGATGTAGCTAATCTCACCAGAGAGGGTGCCGCCGATATTTACAGAAACGAATATTGGAACCCGATTGGCGCTGATAAAATGTCGCCGCAACTTGCACCGATCGCTGCTGACACTGCTTACAATCTTGGTGTCGGACGCACTAAGCAGCTTCTTGAGCAGGCTGGCGGCGATCCCAACAAATTGTTGGATCTGCGTCAGCAGTATTACAATGATCTTGCTTCCAATGACCCCGAAAAATACGGCCGCAATATAAATGGTTGGACCAACCGCGTTAATCAGTTGCGCGCTACGCTGCCTCCTGCGGCCGCTCCTGCGGGCGGCGTAGTTCCCGCTGCCGCTCCTGCGGCCCAGCCCCCTGCGGTTCAGGCCGGCGTCACAGGCGGACAGCCCAGCCCGGCAGAACAGGCTCTTATTGCCGGTGCCCAGCGTGGCGTTGTCCCGCAGGGCGATATTCGTCAAATTTTGGCCCAAGAAAAGCAGCCGTCTACGGACATTTTGCGGGAGCGTTATGACGCCATGATCGGCCAGAAAGGCCGTCAGGGTGACGGCGAGCAGCCTGACATGATTGACCGCGTTCTGCATCGCATTGCCCCACAGGGTGGTTATCTTGATCGGTTAACCAGTGGTGATGCTGATACGCTTATTCCTTTCCTGACTGGTCTTGCTGCCATGGGAACTGCTCCCACCCGTAATTTGGGCGTGGCGCTGGCCAGCGGCGTTGGTGCTGGTGCTAAGTCATCTCAAGCTATGCGCGAGTTTGATCTCAGGCGTCAGCAGATGGCATTTAATGTTGCAAGCAGCATGTTTGGTCCCGCACAGCGTGGCGTTCTTGTTGGGCGCGATCCAAGCCATAATTACTTCCTGAATAACAGATCTGGTCAGTTGGTTTCAGACGACGAACGCGCTGCCGTTATAAATAACATATACAAGGCATATGGCATTCCTTCGTTTGGCGATGTAGCCGCAAATATAGGACAAGATAGTTCTAGCGAAACTAATTTGCCGCGGCCTCCGCAAACTACCGCACCGTTGCCTAGTGCGATGCCTGCTCCGCAGGCACCTAAAGCTCCGCAGGCACCGCAAGCCGCTCCCACGGCCGGCAGCAAAGATTTTGGAATCAATGTTAATGGCAAAACTGAAGCTGCACCTCAGAACGAAGTTTTTGAAATGACCGATCAGGGCATTCAAGATTATGTTCTGCATAACTACGATTGGAGCAAAAGCGCGCAAGATCCTAATAGGCTGATTGCAGAGGCCGAAGCAGAAGAAAGGCTTGCGTCCCAGCCTAATCAGGATCCTGCAACTGCACAAAATACTTTGGCACATGCCAGAGAATTGCGTAATACTGCTAGTGCCGAAGTTGCAAGAGCGGCTGCGCCTTATATCGAAGGCAAAAATCGCATGGCTCAAGAATCTCAAACTTATGCCGAGCGTAAGTCTTCAGAATTTCTTTATAACGGCCTGGCAAATATTCTTGAAAAATTCCAATCTGGCAGATTTGCAGGAACTGGTGCTGATCTTGATGCCTGGTATTCTTCCATTACTGGCGGCAAACATTTGCCTGCCGACCTTGCTCGCGGTCAAATTAGTGCCGATAATGCTGAATCATTCATCAAGGAACAGATGAACCTTGTCTACAAGCAGTTGAATACGCTTAAGGGAAGGATCTTGGACAAAGAAATCCAAGGTATGACAATGGCGTCTCCAGAAACAACAAAACAGCCAGCGGCCAACAGGACCATCCTTGGACAGTTCAAGGGAGCGTTTGATTACGCAAACGCAAAATATGAAGCCGAAAGAGATTACACTCACAGGTATGGCGGCTTGTTTAATGAAACGGCTTTCAATCGCGAATGGTTTAGCAATCCCGAAAACAGAGTTCAGAACTTTGTAGACAAAGCCACAAAATCTATAGCGGTTCGAGGCGGGACACCAGATGATGTCAACCAATTGGTAAAGGGCCAAGCTTATATTATTGAGCCCCCCAGCAATGTCTATGGAAAGTCAAACTTTACGCCAACTGTAAAGAGTCCGACTAAATTTATATTTGAAAGATACGATCCCAAGACAAAAGAAATGCTTTGGAGGCGTGGATAATGGTTGGCCAAGAAGATACCGGAGAACAAGAAGATACCGGAGAAATAGTTAGGGTTCCTGCGCCGCAGGAATACGAACCGCCAGAGTCTCATGATAACGAAACAGTTGGCGTTAAGATTGATCCTAATAACCCGGATCCATCGCGCGAACAGGCTGCTTACGAAGCAGTAACTGGTAAGGGTGCTGGAACACCTTACCCTGCCGATGAATTTGTTCAAAAAGTAACAAAAAATTTTGGTCCTTCGATCGGGGAAGAATTGTCAGCGTTTGGTCATGCCGTTTCTGATTTCCCAACAACTTTGCACACCATGTGGGAACTTGGAAGTGGCGCTTTATCAAAAGGTAATGCCCTTATAGCAGGAGGCTTGGAAAAGGTCGGGGTTCCAGGTTCCGTTGTAGAAAAATTAAATAATCCTTTTAAGTTTGGATATTCTTTGAATACTGAAGATCGCTCTAAACAAGAGGCAGTTTTAAATGCATTGATATCTAGGGAAGCGCCCAAATTTAGTTCTCTTGCAAATGCTGAAAGAGCCTTTGCGGAAGATCCGGCCGATTTTCTTTCTACTGCAACTATTCCTTTTACTGGCGGTGAAACTGCCTTGGGCAAGGTTCCAGGACTTGTTGGAAAAACAGCCAGGATCGTGGGCAAAGTTGGATATTTAGACCCGGCACAATCTGCGCTTGGACTTGCTCGCGTTGGTTATGGCGGCATAAGTGGCATGGCCCGTGCGGGACAGTCATTAGTTTCAGGTTCTCCTTGGAGGGCGTTGAAGACCGCTGAAGACACAATTGCAAATGCTAGCCCTACAAATGCTTGGTCATTTGTAAAACAATACACTGGGATGGGCGATCATTACGAGATAGTAAATTCGCTAAAAGAAGCTTTAAAAAAATATACAGCAGAACAGTATGCTAATTGGAACACAATGAGGACAAAGGCTTTTGGCAACAATCCTCCCCCGCTTAGTTTCAATGAGCCTGGGACAAGCATAGATGATGCTTTGAACCGTGCAGTAACGGCTACTTCTGGCCCTGCTGGCGTTGGATCACCAGGATTTAGGACTGCGTTAAATAACGCAGTTCATGGTCCTAACGGACTAGTTGATCTTGTAAATTCTTTTAAAAAAAACCCTGCTTGGAACACCATGGAAGGATTTGATGCACTTCGTGAAAATGTAGGTAATTTCCTTAATGATGCGGATCCAAAAGTAAGAGAATATGCTGGAGGAATTTATGGTGCCGTTCGCGGCACTATGACTAAAATGTCTCCTGAGTATTCTCAAGTTTTGCAAAGTATTAGCGAAGCGAGAAATAAAATTAATGATTTGAGCCAAACGCTTATTGGTGGGAAGAACGCTACAGCTACTAAAAGCATTGAAGCGTCACTAAAAGCTTTGAAAACTAATAAAGGTAATGATCTTCTTAACGATCTTGCAAAACATGATTCAAGAATACCTTACATGCTTTCCGGTGCCGCTCTTAATGAATGGTTGCCAAGCAATGTGGGGAAAGTTGTTGATTTGGCGGGTGCTTTAGGAAGCGGCGCTGGAATTTACATGCAGCCACATTTGTGGCCCCAAATTTTGGGAAGTGCCGCGACAACCTTGGCTAGTACATCTCCTAAACTTGCTGGCTTCATGAACATGATGTCTGGTGCGTTTAAACGCGCAACTACTCCGTTCTCCAGCCCGACCGGTGTCAAGGCCACTACCCAAATAGGGCACGAACAAAAACGGCAAGATATTGAGCAAGGCAAAGAAAAAATAGATCCAACTCAATATGGCGATTTGGAAAAGCGTAATTCCAGTGATCGCACCGGGCGCGCCAGCGGCGGCAAGGTTGACGCCGACATGCACGAAAAGCTGGTCAATCGCCTTATGAATATGGCCAAGCAGGCCAAGAAAGTATCGGACAAGACAACGGAACCGCTTCTGAACGCGCCGGACGAAGCCATTGTGAAGGCTCTTGGCGTGGCCCAAGAAGCGATTTAGGAGACGTAAATGACCAGTTCGTACACAACCAATAAGAGCATCGAAAAACCCGGCAACGGCGACTATGTGAACACTTGGTCAAGCCCGGTTAATACTGACTGGGATATTGTTGATACTTGCTTTGGCGGCACCACTACCCTGACTTCCACAAGCGGTAGCACCACGCTTTCTACGGCCCAGTACCGCACTCCCATCATCAATTGCACCGGCACTCTTACCGGTAACGTCACCTACACCATTCCGTCCGGTATTGGCGGCTTGTGGACTGTAGCTAACGCGACCAGTGGATCATACACGGTCACGTTTGCCTCTGGCGGCGGCGGTACCTCTATTATGGTGACACAGGGTACTCGCGCTTTCCTTTTGTCGGACGGCACGAACATCTCTTATTGCAGCACTCAGCCCGTCACACCGGCTGGCAGCGACACCCAGATCCAGTTCAATAACAGTGGATCTCTGGGTGCGTCTTCCAACTTCGTGTGGACTGGATCTGCCGTTGGTATTGGCACGTCGTCCCCCGGTTACACTCTTGCCGTAAACGGCACGATTGGGGCCGGTGCCATTTCTTGCAGCAGCGTCACCAATTCCGGTGCCCTGTCTTGCGCCAGCGCCTCCATCAGCGGCGCGGCCACTGTTGGAACCACGCTGGGTGTCAGCGGGTCTGCCACTGTGGGCGGCAACCTCACGGTCAGCGGCACCATTTCCGGCTCGTTCGGCGCGATCTCTTGCAGCAGCCTTAGTGTCAGCGGTTCAGCATCCCTATCGTCTGGCTTGACCGTCAGCGGCGTTATTACTGCAACTGGCAACGTAATTGCTTATTACTCTGACATCCGGCTGAAAGATGTTCAGGGACCGATCACGGGCGCTTTGGATAAGGTTAGCAACCTGAACGGCTTCTACTACCGCGCCAACGCCACTGCGAAGGCGCTGGGCTATACCGACGAACTTCAGGTTGGCCTGTCGGCGCAGGATGTCGAAGCCGTCATGCCGGAAGTTATCCATCCGGCTCCAATTGATAAGCAATATAAGACCCTGAATTATGGACATCTGGTGCCGCTTCTGATAGAAGCCATCAAAGAACTGCGGCAGGAAGTCGAGACGCTGAAGGCTGGCAAATGACCCTTCCTTCCCCCGGCGTACCGCTTTCACTAAACGACATTAAGGGCGAGTTTGGCGGTCCCGCCTCACCATCACTTGGCAATTATTATGCCGGTGGCGGCTATGTGCCTGCTGGAACATCTGGAACTTATGGCGCGGTTCCGCCTAACGGTACTATCAGCATTCAGAACTTCTACGGCACATCCAATACTCCGCCATTCACCCCCATAACAAACACCTACGGTGCAGGTTCTGGCAGCGAAACTGTCCCCACGGGCGCTACCAGCCTGACGATCACCGCTTACGGTACGGGCGGATCTGGCGGCTATGGCTATGATGCCAGCAATACTGGCGACGGACCATTCTACGGCGGTGGTGGTGGCGGTAGCGGCGCGTTGGTGGTCAAAACCATCAGCATTTCGTCCGGTGATTACGGCGGTGCAATTTCATGGACAGTGCCTGCTGCTGGATACGGCTTCCGTGGCAATACCACTGCGACAGGCTCCCTGACGGCAGGCAGCATTTCGGTGTCGGCTGGTGGCGGTGGTGGCGGTGGTGGCGGTTACCCGACCGGCGGCACCGGCGGCCCAGGCGGTACTGCATCGGGAGGCACATCCAATACCAACGGCAATAATGGCGGCTATGGCGGTTACTATTCTGCCGGCAGCGGCGCTCCGCCGGTCGGCGGATACGGTTATCCGGGCGTCGGCGGTTCAGGTAACACCGATCCTGGTGCCTACGGCAGCGACGGATACGTCGGTCAAATCACATTTGCGTGGAGTTAGACATGAGCGAAAAAGACTATCCCCATGGCCTATCAGATGCGGCGATAGATATTATCGCTGAACGCGCCGCCGAAAAAGCGATTCAGAAGGTTTACGAGCAAATTGGAAAGTCTGTCGCCCAGAAGATTTTCTGGTTCGTTGGCGTAGCAGTTGTCGGCGTCATGATGGTGATGGCCGGTAACGGCATTTTAAAGCAATAGGTGACAAATGGCGTTTGATCCTGTTTCAGCCGCGCTAGACATTGGCGGCAAAGTAATCGACCGTGTTTGGCCCGATCCTGCCCAAAAGGATGCGGCAAAACTGGAATTGATGAAACTGTATCAGAACGGCGATCTGGCTGAACTTGCTGCTCAAACAGATTTGGCAAAGGGTGCTGCCGATATTGTGAAGACTGAAGCTGCTTCCGGTAACTTTCTGACCGCGTCGTGGCGTCCAATCACCATGTTGGTGTTTGTGGTGCTTATCACTGCTCGCTGGTTTGGTTGGGCGGCTCCTAACTTGCAGCAGGCCGAATACCTAAAGCTTTGGGACATAGTGCAGGTTGGTCTTGGCGGGTACGTGATTGGCCGCAGCGTCGAGAAGATCGTGCCGTCTGTAGCTGATGCGCTAAAGAAGTAGGTGGGTCATGGCTTGGTCTGACGTTCTCAAGGCAGTCATTCCGATCATCGTAGCAGCACTCGCGTGGCTGCTGGGTCAGGTGTCGTCTGCCAATGAACGTCTGGTAAAGATCGAAAGCGCCATGCCTGCACTTATTACCAAGGAAGGCGTTCCCACGGACAGTCCTATTTCGGCTGGAAAACGTATGGATATGAAAGAAGAACTAAATCGCGAGATCAACGATCTTCATGTTCGTGTCATGCTATTGGAACAGAAAAGCAAATGAATACTACATTTGAAAAATCGATTGTCATGCTGCTGAAGCATGAAGGTGGTTTTGTGCATGACAAGCTGGATAAAGGCGGCATGACAAATCTTGGCGTGACGCAGGCTGTTTGGGAAAATTATGTCGGAAAGCCTTGTTCAGAAACTGAAATGCGGGCTCTTACGCCAGAAATGGTTGCTCCGCTTTACAAGAAAAATTACTGGGACAGGATACGCGGCGACGAATTACCGGCAGGCGTTGATCACTGCGTTTTTGATTGTGCTGTCAATTCTGGTGTTGGCCGCGCAGTAGATATGTTGCAGTCATGTGTTAACGTGCCGGCTGACGGCAAGATCGGTCCTGTTACGATCGCGGCCATTAAGGCCATGGACGTTAACGATTTAATTGATCAGTACACGACATTTCGCTTTTCTTTCCTGAAAAGACTGTCAAATTTTAATCACTTTGGTGCTGGGTGGACTTCTCGCGTTAAGAGCGTCTCTCAGGAGTCAAAAACATTAGCTAACGGATAACATCACATGGCTAATCCCGGCGTATCGGACGAAGAACTTTTACATTGCTTGAAAATATATGAGCGTTTTGGCGGCAATCAGGTCCAGGCTGGCAACTTTCTGGGACTCAAACGTCGCACACTGGCCAACCGCATTGCTACGGCAAAAAGCAAGATAGCGGATGGCGTATTGCGCCGTGACAAACCGTTTTCCGTAGAACATACAGGCGATCCCCAGGCTGATGCACAAGAACTGCTTGAACGCCGAAAGAAAGATTTTGAACGGGTCAAGCGCGCCAAGGACAGCAAAAAGTTAATAAACGTAGATGTCAAAATAGATGGCCCTATAGGCATCGTGCATTTTGGCGACCCTCATGTTGACGATGACGGCACTGACATCGGCCTGATCGAAGAACACATAAAGATCGTCAACAAGACCGAAGGCCTGTTTGGGGCCAATTTGGGCGACATCCAAAACAACTGGATTGGCCGACTTGCCCGGCTTTATGCAGAACAGTCCACTTCCCATTCCGACGCCTGGGTGCTGACCGAATGGATGGTCAGTTCGGTCAACTGGCTGTATCTCGTAGCTGGCAATCATGACGCCTGGTCGGGCGTTGGTGACCCTCTGAAATGGATTGCCAAGCAGTCTGGAAACATTCTTGACTACCATGGCTGCCGGCTGAACCTGTCCTTTCCGAACAAAAGAGGCATCAGGATCAACGCCCGGCATGACTTTTCCGGACATAGCATGTGGAACCCCGCCCACGGGCCTATGAAGGCCGTACAGGGCGGTTGGCGGGATCACATACTCACCTGCGGCCACAAGCACGTTTCCTTCTTGGCAGGGCCTCTAAAGGATCCTGCGTCGGGCCTGCTGTCTTGGGCCATCCGGTGCGCCGGCTACAAGACCTATGACCGCTATGCTGAAGAGCGCGGCCTGCCAGACCAGAACGCCTTTGCGGCCTGCGTGACTATCATAGATCCGCAGTATGCCGACGATGACGCCAGGCTGATAACGGTGATACCAGATGTTCAGGAAGGGGCAGAGTTCCTGAAGTTCAAACGGCGCAAGAGCAAATAAATGACCTTGCGACTTCGACCGGATAGACACTTGGTCGGGGCATATAATTACCTGTGCCACACTGAACCCTTCTGGGGTATGCGGCCTAAGCTTCTGGATGCAGATGATGTCAGCTTCCAGGTCATCAGAGATCGCAGGACAAGCGGCTATTTCCTGCCGCCATTGCCCAGCAATAAATTTCCTACGATCTCCATATCTTCCGCTTGCGTGGGTTCAACACATATGTTGATGGAAATCATGGCCCACGAAATGATACATTTGTATCAATGGCTTTCAAAAACAGAAACCTCAAATACTGGACACAATGCCGCGTTCTTTGAGATTTCTAAAAAAGTATGCAAAGCCCACGTTTTCGACATAAAATCGTTTGCGGGATAGAAGTATTCTAATTACTCGCCAGATCTGATGCGAACCAGCTTTACTTTTACTTCTTCGCTATCAACTTCAAAATTGGCGATGTCTTCGGCAATGACCATCGCCCGCCGAAAATCATCGGGGTCAGCGCGGTCGTAGGGAATTGATAGGTCTACAGTCACTACGACCGCCGCTGTTTTCATTTTCTTACGAGCCTAACGCTTTGCGGCTTTTCTTCAGCCGCGCGATCCTTTGCACTGCGATACGGCCAGCCGTCCGACGCCTTCGGGTCCGGATTCGGATAACGCAGCCGCCAGATGGTGTCTACATACGATTCGACGCTTCCCGACTGCTCCATGATTTCTGAAAGTTTCTCACGCGCTTCTATAGGATCATGCATATCATTCATCTCCTGGTTAATCTTCGTCTTTACGACTCTTGCCTTCATTGACGGTATAAATCTGAACCTTGCCAATGATGGTTGCGTTCAGCATCACGGGGCCTTTGTAACGCCATTCGCGCACCGGATTACTTTCTGTGTCACGCAAATGATAATACTGATCAACAATGATAAAATCATTTTCATCAAGTACGTTTTTGAGCCTGTTAAGATCCGGTGCAGGATGATCACCGATGATCTGCTGGATCGGCTGATGCTTGAAGGACGCCATGTTCAAAGTAAATAAAAATCTCATCGTCGTTACCTTTTGAAGCAGAAAATTCCTGTTTGGTTATTTCCTGTTTAACCGCTGGGTGTTTCGTATGCAAGGAAGCTACTTTTGACTGTAATTTCCCTATTTCATCTATGGCGCAATCATGATGATCCCGCCAGCATTCTTCATAGTGTTCCATTATCGTTATCCTCTTCTATAAATTCTCTATGTACATACGCGGAACGCTTGCGACCGGCCTTTCTTTTGCCGAATGCGACATCATCAACCCAGACGACATCGCCTCCATCAATGATGGCTTGCATGACATCTTTCAATTCGCGCTCTGGCAAACGACCAGGCGGCGAGCGGCGAAGTTCATAATGCGCCAATCCGCGCGGGCCGGCGGCATGCACCAGTTTCTTTGCCGCCTTCATTTTCTGCTCAAAATTGGTATCCGCGATCTCGTCCTTGGCGCTGGCTTCCATCGCGGTGATAGTCACGCGGGACAGTTCGCAAGCCCAGCGCATTATGTCACCCGTCACCACCAGCGTGGTGGTATCGATTTGGCGCTTGCCTTCTTCGACGAGGGCCGGGGCAGAACAGGCCGCAACCAAAGCGAATTTCAAAGCGTTTTCACGGGCGCGGACGTACAGAGAATCGGTACCGCGTTCGCGCGCCGCAACCTTTTTGGCATGCATTTCCAGTTCAAAATCTTTGGCGACGTTCATGGCCTCATCGGTCATGGGCACCTTGATCGGGCGGATAACCTGGTCGCCGCCCACCAGTTCTATGGGGTTCGGATTTAGCGGCCGCTCGTTCCAGGCACGCAGCCAGTCGATGACTTCTTCGGGCGGGTCCATTTCCACCGGCATGGAGCCAATGGGGTCATGGTCACCGGCTGAAAACAGCGTGAAGCGGCTCAGAAGGCCGTTGGTGACATCTTTGGTGGACAGGGCAGAGAATAGGCCGGCCGGGGTGGACGCGCCCATGACGCAAACACAGGGCTGGTCAACAGTCTTGATCTTCTCACTATCGGCGTAGGATTTGCCCTTAAAAACGGTGCGGCTGGAAGAGTACAGCTTCAGCAGTGTAGAAACGATGTTTACAACGTGAACACCGGCATTCCGATTATTGGTAGACGAAAATAGGAATGAAATTTCGTCCAAAAGGCAGATCTGGTTCGGCTGCCTGATAACGCAATTTGTCAGGCCCGCATCGCTGGCCATTTCCTCGACACCGATCAGGACATCGAATAGGCCGGCCGCCTTGGCGGTCTGCTTGACCGCAGACAGAAGGCGCTCCTTGCCGGCACCAGAATGGGCCACCGCAAGGGCGTAAATGTTAGCCCTAACCCCAGATACCTCCAATTCGGCCTTCCGGCCTATGGCAGACCCGAAAAATGTCAGGACAGATGCCAGCGCTAGGGCCGGCTGGGGCTTGGGGGAGGTTGCTACGATAAAGTTATGCATATCCCGCATAACCCCAGGAAGATTACTGTACAATGATGGGGAGATATTCGAGTTCTTCTCAGCAGCCACATAGAAGGCCACAGGCGTCGATTTGCGGGTTGGCTGGTGTACCAGACCGGACAGGTCCACAAGGGGCGGCGCTGGCGTCAGGAAGGCTTCTGAGGACAGGTCTGAGACTTCCAGAACCCCGTTGGCCAGCAGGGCGCGCAGGTGGTCCAGCCGGTCATGGCCAGCGCAGCCCGCATGCATGCAGTTTATGACAAAACCAGACTTCACGGACGGCAGGGAGGCCATCGGCAGATCCGAAGCGTTTACGGCGTAGGTTCCGCCGGTATCCTCCCCGGCCGTCACATGGTCCCCGGCGTTCGGGCACCGGATATGCCGTTTCACCCCGTTTACCCGGCTGGTGAACATCTTTGGAGCCTTAGCCTGGAGCGCCTTCACCACCTCGAACCGGGAGGCGTATTGGGCCGCCCATTCGGTCAGGTCGATAAATTCCCCGTCCTTGGACACCGCATGCTTGTGATCGGGCTTTACAGCCTTCAGGTGAGGCGCTGGGGCAGCGGCCGCAAATAGGGGTGCCTCGGCAGCCGGGGCATCGGGAAGGTCGAACAGCGGGCACGGCAAGCCCTCCAGCGATCGATATTCAAACGGGGCCTCCTTGTTCTTGATCCGGGGCAGATAAAACAGGCGGCTGGTGTCCACGCAGGACTGGTCGTTGTTCAGCCCCAAGGCGTGTGCAAGTGCAGCAATTCTCTCCCGCCACCGGGTGTTGGCCGATAGCTGGCTCTCAAAATTCTCGGCCACCCACGGTTCGGCCAACTTCAGAATAATTCTAAATTTGGGGCACGGGGCATGCTCCACGACAAGGTTGCGGGCGCTGCCCTCGCTGACCTCGTCAATGATCTTGGCCCCCTTGATCACGCGGGGCAGATAACCCTTCTTTTCGGCAAGGTATTCCTCGACCCCCTTGCCAGTATTGTCCGCCCGCCACTTTTCGAACGCAGCCTCTGAAATCTGGGTCTGGTTCGTCATATGGCTATGGGTCGAATGAATAACCGCCCGCCAGCCCTTGGCCGTGATAGAATCGGCGATTTCGCCCAAGCTGTAACCGCAGTCTGCATCCAGAACGACAACATCGATCCGGGCAGTCTGATCCATGCGGCGGGCAGTGCCCGTAAAAATGGCCGGCGTATAGCAAGGACCATCCTTGATTCCGACGCCAGGCTTGCGAAGAAGATCAGCAAAATCGTCAAACGTCATGCTGCGGCGATCGGACCACCGCACTTCAGAACGCGACTTGCCAAAAGTTAAAGATATTTCCTGCTGCTCTGCCATATCGGGATCATTATCAATCATTAAAAAGGAACTGCTCTGGTCATATATTGACGAATGACGATGGCAAGGAAATTCATCCACTCTTCGGATGTCATATCGTCAAAATTTTTGAACCCCATATTTTCCAGATAACAGCCGGCTGCATCGCTGGCATCATACAAAGCTTCAATTTCATAATCTTCAAATTTCCGATATTCAGAAACATCTATATTACCCAACATTCTGTTCATGGCAGCATGTACCCCATAATTTCGGTGTACTTTCCATTAGGACGCACCCGGATCTTCTTGGGAACTTCCAGAAACGCTGATCTCTTGACGGCTTCATTAGTATCGCGCGGCACTGGTGCAGTTTCCATAGTTCTATTGATCCACCATTTCACCGCTTTTTCGCCGGCATACCCAACATGCTCAAAGCATATCCATTCGCGGTACTGAACCAAACCACACTGATAGGTAACACACATGGACGGCGGCTTGCCGGGCTTGAAGTGGGCCGCATAGGTAACCTTGTCTACTTCTACCCATTCGTTATTTATCTGGCTGGAAAGTAATGCATCGGTTGATGCCACCTTACTGATCTTGATTTCGCGTGGTGGGAACTCAAAACCGCAGTTTTTGCATCTCAACGTACCCGCAGCGCATATCATTGCACATTTTGGGCAAACCTTGACTGGGGCCTCTCCTGGTTCCTCGTTGTCATCCTTTTTCTTAGATCCGCGAACTGTGTCTACGGGACCGTGCCGGCGCGTGTTCCCCGCGAAGTCTAGAACCAGACAATCATCCTTGCCGTTGGCCAACCGCGTTCCACGACCCAGCATCTGCACATAAAGACCCTGAGACTTGGTCGGCCGCAGCATGCCGATCATGTCCACGCCAGGGGCATCGAAGCCGGTGGTCAGAACATTCATATTGGTGATGCAGCGGATATTGCCTTCCTTGAACTCGCGCAGAATCCTGTCGCGCTCCGGTGCCGGCGTATCGCCAGACACTGTTTCGCAAGTCAGACCTGCCGCCTTGATCAGATCCCGAACGTGCTTTGCGTGAGAGACACCAGCGCAGAAGACCAGCCATGAGCCCCTGTCCTGCCCGTGCTTTATCATTTCCGCGACTGCGGCGACATTGGCTTCTTCCGTATCGACCGCCCTCTCAAGTTCGCCCGCAATAAATTCGCCGCCGCGCGTATGAACCCCGGTAACGTCCAGCGTCATGCTCGTTTGCTTCGGGATAAGTGGGACCAGATATCCCTGCTCAATCATGTCGAGCATATCTGCTTCGTAACAGATATCGGTAAACAGCGCGTCAACGCCGCTGGTAAGCATGCCCTGATCCATGCGGTAGGGCGTAGCAGTCAGGCCGATGATCTTCAGATCAGGATTAATATCTTTCAGGTCGCGCAGAAAGTTCCGATACATGCCGTTATCGGACTTCTGCATCAGGTGCGCCTCGTCGATCATGACAAGGTCGCATTTCTGCACTTCATAGGCGCGGCGATGTATCGACTGAATGCCAGCAAACAGGATCTGGCTGTCCATCTCGCGCTTGCCAAGGCCCGCGCTGTAGATGCCGGCCGGGGCTTCGGGCCAGGCGCGCAAGGCTGCGTTGAAGTTCTGCTGGATCAATTCCTTCACATGGGTCAGGACAATGACGCGCGTATCGCGCCATGTGCCAAGTGACTCTTGCAAAAACTTCGCCAGCACCACGCTCTTGCCGGTGCCTGTAGGTAATACGATTAGTGGATTGCCGTCGTCTGACCGAAAGTATTCGTATATCGAATCAATCGCTTCCCGCTGGTACTTTCTTAGTTCCATGACATGTTTCTCTATAGTTGCACCATTTACACGCAAACCAATTAGGGTCGTTTGATGTCTTCGCCAGCGGATACTTGGCTTCCAAAATGCGGCGGGCCTTGTCCTTGATGGCTTCAAAATCTTCGGGCACAAATTCTGTGCGGCAAGCGTCCCAGTCACGACCGCCGGGTGTTCCAACGGTCAGAAAGTGACGCTTCATTCCAGAATAGCCCATGTAGCACTGCGCCTGGGCGTAGTAGACCGGATCCCATTCCTTCAGCGTTTTCTTTTCGCCGTTCTTCTGCTTGATGCTCTGGAACTTGGCGTATTTCTTTTCGTTGACGCACTTGCCTTCCCAGACATGCCAGGTGGCCGGCGCTTGGATCAGGCCTTTGATAATGCCGTCCATGTGGCCTTTGAACTTGCCATCAAAATCCACGACTTCGAACTGGCGGCCGGTTTCAGGGTCCAGCGTCATGAACGTAATGCCCGGTATCAGGCGCAAACGCTCGCCCATCAAATCTTCTGTCCTGTGGCCGTCCGCGAACCGGCGCAGCGTAGCGGCGTCGAAGTTCTCAGGTTCAGGCTGGTGATAGCTGTACCAAAGCTTACGCGAGCATTCGTTGCCGATAGCCGACATGCCAAGATATTGGCGGCGCGGAGCGCGGGCTTCGCGCTCAACCATGGCTACATCTACTGCGGCAAGGTTTGGATCTTGAACTGGCGGTTGTGGAATAGCGACCATGTGTTCCCCTATAAAAAAGGGCCGGCTGTTACGCCGGCCCAATTTCTTACGAACGCCTCCAGGGCGGCGCGCTGCTGGCTGCGGGAGCAGAAGGTGCCGAAGCGGCCGGCGCAGAACCACGCAAGGACTTGTAGCCCTTGATCTCGTTTTGGGCATCGCGATCGATACCGTTCTTATCGGGACCGGCCGGGCGAACCTTCAAACTGATGGTGAACTCTTTGAAGTAAAGCTGTTCAGTTTCCTTAATCTTTAGAACACCACAGGCGCGGCTGATCGAAGACATGGTCCTGAATGCGATATCAACGGCAGTGGGATTGCTGTTTTCGATGTTCAAACGCTCGAACAGCTTGCGGCCGCGATACTGGCCATCCGTGATTTCGATTTCCATCCAGATGTAACGGCCAGACCCCGACTTGGTGTCGCGCCATTCGCTATTGATGATCTGGGCCGGGTAATCACCAGGCGGTATGGGTTCATAAGAACTGTTGGGTTCGATAGCTTCTGCGTCGAACATTGTGCTGAGTTGTACCATTTTCAGACTGCCTTCTTTTCAGTTTTGGGTTTTGCGTAGAACGGAATGCCAGAAGCGTAGGTATCCCAATCCATGGGAATCATGGGTTCAAGATTGAAACGCTGCTTGGCAAGGAATGCGGGGCGCTCTTCAGTGTACAACACGCGGTCGCCGCCCCCGACTGCCCGCGTGATCTTCTTGCCGAATCCCGCATCGGACTTGATGGTCGAAATGCGGTAGTTGGCAAACAAGACATTGTCCATGGCTTCCTGCAACAGGGCAGAAGCGCCTTTGTGGATCTTCGGAGTATACCGATCATAGGGCTCACTGTCGGGAGCCTCGAACCGGCTGATCTGGGAATGCGCGATCAGAATGACAGACATCTTCTTGTCATCGCGCAGGGCGCGCAAACCATCGATCATGGCCCGCCACATATCCAGCGCAGCGACATAGCCCTTGCCGTATCCAGGTGCTTCGATGTTGGCCCAACCGTTGTCCTTACAGGCTTGCGCCCAGACCAGCGGCTCCAGATGGTCCACGCTGTCCAGAACCAGCGTTTCATACTTGTGATCTTCCGAATAAAGAGATCCGATCGACTGCATGACCTCATCAAAGGTCCGAAGCATGCCGAAAGTATCGCGATCGATCAGACCCAGACCGTCTTCAGTCTGGAGAAAGATCGGCTTTGGTGCGCTGGCGGCGAAACTGGTCTTGCCGACGCCGTGTGGGCCGTAAATCATTCCCATGGGCGGCTTATTTGTCGCCCCTGATTTTACGTTAGCTAGAGAGATTGCCATCTACTTTCCTTTCTCGATTTTGAACGTGGGTTTCTTTGTGTTGACAGTGCGCGCAGGGTCAAAAATTGCTTTGATGCTTTGCGGCCATGCTTTGTACTTGCTCTCAGGTACGCTGTATTTGATTGTGACGTAATCCTCCACTGGTTCGTTCATGGCTGCAATAGCCGTCGCAGCGCGCCTCAGTGCGCCCTGGTCCCAATCGACATCCTTGGCCAGATCGGCGGTGACTACATATCCGTCTACCTCAATCCGCACTGATCCAGTGTCCTTGCCGGCAGCGCCGCGAAGCTTATCAGCTTCATCACTGAACCTAGACACCAGAAGGTTGTGCAGAAAGCCATCATACTTTTTGGTCAAAGCTTTTAATTCAGACAATTCATCGACCAAAAGAACAATCTGTTCGATCGGCATCTTGGCGGTCTTGGAAGCTGACAACGATTCCAGATCAGACAAAGTAATGCTGTTTTTCATAGTTTCCTCGTTAGCGAATAGATTTATATCGTCTATATGATAGCAGAATGCGGATAGGTCAAGCCTTGTGGCGGACCATCATTTCAAAAAGTTTGTAAGCACTTTTGGGTATTCTGGTATCCCCAGCGATCCAACGGTACCAGGTGGCAATGTGTATGCCGGCCATGTCAGCCGCTTCCACATATGTCAGGTTCAACCGCTTCGCCATGTCAGCCAGCTTTTCACCTTCAGTCATAAAACGAACCCACAATAGATGCCAACATCAAAACAACAATTCCAATTATTGTAATACCCAGAGCAGCAGATATACCGCTCAACACACGTTCCCCAATACTAGGTTTCTTCGGTGGCTCTGCGTACATTTTGGGCGGAACGCCCCAGTTTCTTTGATTCACTTTTCACCCTCCGTTATATGTTTATTATTCATACTTTCATAACCCCATTGGCTTTCAGCTTTTTATTTGCCCAGGACCAAAGGTCATTTTCCCAATGCGTCCATTCCGAATCATCATCAGGAAGGCGTTCGTCCATAATGTGAAGCGCGACTTCGCGCGTGACATCCTTGCTAATGCCATTAGCAAGATCGACAAAAATTATTGACTGCACACCTTCCCACTGCCCAGACGAAATGTTGTCCAGCACAGACTTCATGTCCTGCAATTCACTCAGCGGAAATTCAGAAATGTACGGCCCAGGATATTTAGGGGAATACGGTCCATCCATCACCGCAATATAAAACGTACTAAGCATTATATTCCTCCACCGTGATCTTGTAGTCCTTGCCGTTCATGTCCTTCACAAAGACCGTCTTGGCCGGCGAGATCAGCCAGCCGCCCCGGTCCAGATCCGAACACATAGGTCCGACCTGTTCGATCAGGCTAGAATCGTGCAAGCCGGCAATGATGCGTGTGGCGATGTAGTCCGTCAGGACCAGGGGCTTTATAGCCTTAAAATGAATTGCCATTTATCTATCCTTGATTAGCGATTTGCGATGTATAGCGAAATGCGATCGGAGGGTCAAATGTCTTTTGGGGCTCCTTTACTTGACGCTGATAGGATCAGAAGGTTTCGGTGGCATCAGGTCATTGATCCCAACCGCTGACGGCTTGCCGCCAACTTCCCGGCCATACCACTTCTCGCGTTTGGCGACGATTACCTCATAGGTAGCGAGACAGTCGCAAAGATATTCAGCCAGCATCCAGTCTGGCGTATCGCTGCCGTTCTCCATGCTGTGTGCGTTAATGAGATTGGTAAGCGCGTCTTGGAATGATATGGCCATGGTGTTGCTCCTTTACTTAGGTCTGCGGCCCGCAGGAACATCCCGCTTGCCTAATACTTTGTAAGCTGTTGCAGGACGCCATCCGGGCATCAGGTCTATGGCCTCGGCCACGCTGAACTTAGGATTGCGCCAGATGATAGTAGCCTCACGGTTGCCCATCACGCCGTTATCCTTGCGCCGCTTCTCAGCCTTCTGGCGGGCAAGTTCGGCCATGTATTCCTTGGAGGGCTTTGGGGGATCAATGGCCGCGTTCAGCATCTGGACGCCATGTGTACGGCTATCTATTAGCGTTTCAACGTCCAGCACGGTAGCGCCCCACTCATGCACCAGCTTGACGGCTGCGCCCATCGCTCTGCGCCCCGGCCCGAAAGCCAGCAGCCCGTCCACGACACCCAGCGCCTCGCCCTGCCGCATCTTGAACTTGCCCAGCGTCTGCCCCTTGTCGGCGCGGTAAATCTGCCGAGGCGTCAAGCCAAAGGCTACAAGGCGCTCCGCATCCTTCTCGTGGCGGGCATAGCCTCTAATGACGTTTGGGACGAGTTTGGCGCTTTTCATGGAATATTTCTACTCGCATTGACAACCGTAGTCAATGGGTCTATTTAGAGGGCAAGAATTGAAGGAAGGGCCGCCATGCGCCGCTTTAGTGTTTCCGCCCCATACGATCCCGCTTTGGACATTTACAATTCCAAAGAGGGGCGGAAAATGCTGGCGATATTCCAAAACGCGCCTAAATGGAAAAAGGAACTATGGCTTTCCAAGGCTCATACGACACGGAAGAAAAACAGCGCATCTGCTGTGAAGAAGGCAGACGCGATACGGCAAGCGCGCGAAGACGCAGAGAGGGATGCGGCGGAAACAGTCATTCTAGCCGTTTCGGCAATACAACACGCGCTGATGGCGTTGCAGGATACCCCCGCGCCGAATAATTTCAGAAAAAGTCTAAGCCCCCACGCGGTCCATAACGCCGTTTATGTACTGCGGAACAAGTGCGGTATCACGTTCCCCCCAGACGAGGAATTTTCGCGGCCCATTAAGCTGGATCGCGTCCATCTATCAACTGAACAATAAGGGCCCCTTTCCCGCGAAACAATTCAAGGAAAATTTATGTCGGAAAATATTCCTAAGTGGAGTGATGTTAAATTGCCTAAGTCAAGTGCAATGGCGATAGACATCAATGGATGGAAGTCCCAAATCTTTCTTGAAACAGAAGAACTAAAATCACAAGAAATAATTGTTAATGCTATCAAAGTGTTTTTGGCAGAAATAAAGGCCGCAATAAATCATTCAACAATGTTCAACGATGAGTTAGCAGAGTATTCCGAAGGTGTAGTTAAATTGTTTCCTGATATGAATGAATGGAAACGCAGGTCTGTGTTCCCTAAAGGAAAGCAAAGCTGGCGGGATGACTAAGAGTAACTTGTGTGTTATCTAGTCCGGGCCGATAGCAGGCCGACAGATGACAACGTATGGCTTTGGGAAAGACGCCCCGTTGGGTAACTCGACGGCTATTGATCTTGTGGAGCGCTTGGTCGCTGCGATAGATGCTCAGAGAGCGCTTGATGCCGCCAAGGCCGCAGTTCCAAACTACACGGCGCAGTGGAGCGAGAAAGATTATTACCAGAACGAACTGCACGACAGGAATTTGGCCGCTGCTGAATTGCTGGCGATGTTGAAACTCTAATAAGGGCCGATTGACAATGAACCGCGCAGAAGCCGAGAAAACAATTGACGACTATGAAGCGTTGACCGCGAAGGCTGTTGAAATTCTCAACGGAGAGGGACCGCCTTGGGGCTACGTTGGAAACGCCGAATGGGCCCATCTGACGTTCGACGGTGATGATGCAGTAGTCAGTCACCCTGACGCTGGAACTTATTACGACAGCATTACAATCGACACTGATACCGAGAGGTTTCCTGCCGCGCTACTATTCATGCCGGACGCCGAACTGAAAGCATGGAAGGTGGCGGCAAGGAAGTCTTATGACGAAGAACAGGAGCGCGATAGGCTCGCAAGGATAGCGGCGACTGATGCCGCAGAGCGAGCGACTTTTGAAGCTTTAAAGCGCAAGTTTGAAACTGTTTAAAAAGGGCCGCAAAGTGACCGAACATGCCATAAACCCGATAGATGAAGCTGAGTACGAAAATCTGCCATGGCTACATGTATATCCGCAGTACGCTTATCACAGCGAACTCAAGATCATCGGCAATGCTGTGGCGCTTCTGCATCTTGCGGACGCCCTGCGCGCAGCGGCGGAAACCGGAGCGGGAAAATCGTCTGGCATTACCAGCGACGGCGAGGGATTCCCCATTGAAATCTTGCGTACCAACACAACCGGGTTGCGTTATACCTCTCTGCCATACACCGCAGAATGGGCGCGCGATCTGAACACAAACCCAACTGAACAATAAAGGCCACAAGATGACTTTCATTGAAATGCTTTTGTCTTTCACGCCTACATTATCGGCAACAGTAGAGAAAGATTGCAGCATCATTCGCATAGAGTTTGGTGGCAAAGACGCCACCAAGCAGATGAACGCTACATGGAACGCTCTGCATGATGAGATTGAAGCCGAAGCAAACGAACAATAAGGGCCACAAGATGCTATTTGTCAGCCTCATTCGCGGATTGGTGTTCTACGTCGTGCTGTTGGCGCTCGGAACGGGGCTTGGCTGGCTGGTGCTGCCCTGGCGCTACGACATGTCTGTCGGGTCGCCTCACATGATGATGGCAATGATAGGCGGAGGTGTGACGCTGATCCTGGCTGTCGTTGTTGTTCTCTCATTCGCCACCACAAACATTCACTAAGGGCCAAGCAGATGACCACACCACGCGCCTGCAACACGCCCGAATGCGGCGAAGAAGCAACCGGCGATTTGTGCGACGGCTGCCGGGATAACCTGCTGGCGCCGGCAGAAGAAGCCATAGACGACCCGATAGGTCGTGCCCTGGACAACGCCAGAGACAGGCACGAAGAAGAAAGCTTGTGGCAGGAGTTCGGTCAGTGAGTGTCGTAAAAAGCAGCGATTGCCCACAATGACTATGCCGGATACAATTCTTATGAGAGAGCGGCGCGGAAAGCAGACGCGCAAGATGCCGGGTAGCGACTGTAGCTCATCGGGGCGGCGAAAGCCGGAGAGCAGGTCGGCCAGTCTACGGTTCAACTCCGTAGGTCGTCCGGAACAAAGGCCGAAAGTGGGGGTCGCGTCCCACCTCTCTCACCACCTCCCACAATAAAGCGAGCGCCTGATGCCTGATTTCTGGACCGACGACCGTATAGCCACGCTGAAATAGATGCGCCAGAACGGTTGCAGTGCCACTCGCTCAACATCTTCATCCGTGTAAGTCATTTTTCCTCCAGCGCGGCGTCGATCATTTTTTCCCACGCGGCCTTTGCCGCCATGTCGCCAATGGTTTTTGTCCCATACGGCTTGTAGTCCTTGTCAGCCAAATGGGCAGATGGGGAGACATCCCCCCCGGCCATATACATGGCACCCGTAGGCTCCCGCATGGCGGCAATGGCGGCGCGGGCTAGACTTTTGGGATTATAATAACCGGGTTCGTAAACGTCATTGATAGCCTTCGCCACCCGTTCGATCATGTTGGTCATATCTTCGCTCCATACGCCGCGATCAAAGCGGCATCGCTCCTGCCGTCGTCTTTTTTACGCTGAAACAATTCTGCCCGCGCCGGGAACATCTGCATCGCCCGCTCGCGCGATCCGTCCTTGCCATCACGCACCTGCATGGCCTTCTGCCAAGTTTGCGGCGTGATGATGGTGACAGGAATATTGAATGCCGCCAGCACACCTTCCAGGATGCCGGTAGAACGCCCAAACGAAAACACACTGGTCACGCCCTGACCCGGCATCGCATTCACGCGCTCCAAGTAAGCGTGTGAGACCTGCCTTCCTGCCACGATCGTGCTTACTCCGCTGGCGCAGACTTCGCGCTTGGATTTCTTGTTCCTCACAACATCCACCGTGGGCATGTCGTAAACCACCAAAGTCTTTTCGATGGTGTTATAGAACGCAAACGCGCCGTTCAGGCCGGGATCTATTCCTAGAATTATCATTTCTGACATTCCCTGATGCAAGCGGCATAGCCGGCGATATCAATCGCCGAATCCTGATGATCTGGCGTTTCCATAAGCCGGGCAAGCTTTAAAGCAGTCATGCACATCGCCACCTGAACCGGCGTGACCGGATGCTCCAGCAGCGTAGACCACAACGCCGCGATGCGCTCATGGTTTTTCAGGATTGGGCCATAGTGCCGGCCGCGCTCCGCTATCGTTCCAAAAGCGTCCAAGAGCATTGACGCACCCGGTTTCAATTCCTCATGCACCCCGTGATGGTGCGACACCGCCATCTTTTTCATGGCCGCGCCTTGCGGGATAAAGCGGCAAGGAAGCAAAGCCCCTGCGATGCCATTTCGGATTCGGTCTGCCGGGCATGTGCTATGCCCATTTCATAACCGTTCCTGTACGCCTGGCCAACATCAAGGGCGCGGGCATTCAGGTTATGTACGAACAACGCTCCCGCCAGACAAAAGCCTATGCCGGCACCAAATAACAATCTGATCATCACTTTTCCTTCCGGCCCTCTAGCAGAGCGCGTTCCATTAGCCGGTAAATCAGCGCGCGTTCTGGCCCGCTAAATCCGGTCCACATGGTATCACTGATTTCTTCGGCCGCAATCTTGTTGACCAGCAGCCATTGCCGCTCATTTTCCAGATTGGATTTAATTCCCCAGAACATTGAATATATCCTGACCGCCTGCGAAGCGTTTCAATTGTTTTTCCATACTAGATACCTTCCTGCCGAAAGGTTCATTCTTGCTCTTATGCAGCGTCAAGGCATATGTCGCGCCGTCTTCGCGCTGGAATACAAGCTTGTAGTGCTTGCTTCGATCTTCCAGCCCTAGGCATTTCAGCCCGTGCCTTTCGCCAAAACTTCGCAACTCCCTTTCGATCTTCATTTTATTCCGGCCTTCTTATTCCATTCATCGCGCGTTGGCGTGTAATGATAGATGGCATGCAACAGGTTATCTATGTCACCACGCACCACTTCGCTCATGCACTGCACATCTTGCAACCTCGAAACAAAGTGGAGCATTTCAGTGTAAAATATTTCCTGCGCGCGTTCTTCCCGCAGCCGCTGGTAACGGTCTATCTCAGGTTCCGGCTCGCAGCCTGGAAAATATTCAATTGATCCCATGATCACCGCTCCGCGCGAAACAGCACCGCTTTAACGTGCAGCTTTGCATTCGCCAGCCGGTGTTTGTTCTCTTCCGTCTCCGGTACACCCATCCATGCATAGGCCTCGGACAATGCAACGGCCAGCCAATGGCAATCGATGCAACCCTCGGGTTCCGGTTCATCCATCATCTTACTTAGCATTGCACAATCCTTTCGCAGCCTTCAGCACGTTTCGCGCCTGTGTCAGTGTTTCGTTGAAATAGGTTTCATACTCATGCCCATAGAAATCGCGCGGATCGCATTCCACCGCCGCCAGCATTTCATCCAGCGCCTTGTAAAGGTCCGCCGCCTGGCGCTCCAGAACGTAGGCATACTTATTCAAATTATGAATATCCATTTCGTAAGTCTCCACGATGTTATCGAATGCACTGATCATTTTACTTTCCCCATTGTTCGGCCATCGCTTCTGCAATGCCGGTAAATGTTGTTGACCTGATTTTCCACCTGTCTTCGCTGGGCGGCAAATTGTACCATTTGGGCAAGCTGCGGCCGCTCTTCGTAATGTGCCGCTCCCCCTTGCCAACGACATTGGTCGGCACAAGATGCGGCAAGTTTTTCAACCAAAGGCACGTTGTCTTTGTCGCCTCCTGCCCGAACATCCACGGTTGAATAATCTGGTCGGGCTTCCTGATCCTGCTGCTGATAATGCTGACAGGATTTTCCAGCGCAATGCGCGGAATAGGTTCATCAAGTAATGCGCGCACAAAATCTAGTGCTTCCTCTTGTTGCTGCTTTTTATCTTTAAACCAGCGCGCGCCGCTTACAGCCAGATGGGTGCAAGGCGGGTGGCATATCATCATGTCCCAGCCCTGATTTAGAAGCGGCAGGACATCGCCCTGAATATGGTTTGGGCTTCCATCATCGGCCGGCAGCAAATCGCACGACCAAACGTCATGGCCCCTCGCGGCAAATGCGCGCCGCGAGGTTCCAGAATATTCGCATGCAATCAAGATACGCATTAGCGGCACGCCATCGCTTCGTCGTGCAGCCGGTAACGCGCGATTTCGATCTCTTCGCGCACAAGGTCCACCACAATCGGATCATGGCCGCCGATGTTCCAAGTCCGCACCTGATAGAGCGGCTCGCTGCGCTTCCAGTCATAAACTGTTGCGATGGTGCCGCCGAAATCGATCACCCAGTTCGCGCGCGTCTTGCCATCATGTCCGCGCTGGGCGATGCCGAATGCTTCGCGCACCTCTTCGTAAGTGGCTCGAACGTATCCCTTCAAGCTGGTGCCGTTGGCGGCATCAAAAGTATCTTTGACTTCAAAATGCATAGTTATTACCTTTCCATTAATAAATCGATTTGCGGACACTACGCACAATGCGAAGAGCGCGCAAGAGGGTCCAGGCGGGCGCCAGGCGGCACCTGTCCGGGGGTGAAAAAACAAGGAAACAAGGGCGCGGGCCTGACCGCGCCCCTGTCAGGTCATGCCGCGCTATACAATTTCAGTGGCGATTGTATACTTGACTACACGGAGAAAAAGATGAATAAAATCAACGGACAGGCCGACACTCCCGCTGATTCGCGCAAGAAATTCGCCAAGGCGATTTCTGGAAACGAGGAACGAAAACCTATTTCTGCGCCATCTTTGCCTTGGCCGCCGCAATCCGTGCGTCACGCCGCTGCCGTTTTGAAAGCTGAGTTTTGCCCTCTAGTGGACCGCGCCGTGCTTTCATCTGCTGGCGCTTCAGTTGCTGCTGCTGACGACGATCATTTTGGGAACGGGATAGCGGGACAGATCCGCGCGCAAAGGATTTCAGCCGTGGCATTTGCGGCCATCCTTGAGGCGATTTGTCCGACAGTGCCTGCAAAGCAAATTCGCCGTAGTAAAAAAGCACAGTGAGGTCTCCCAATAGGTGCCGGTGAAACTGGCGTATCTTGGGATTTCGCATTCTCTCGGCGCTTTGTGGTTTGCTTTTAACGGGGTCAACCACAAGGTTCACAACGTTGAATAACAGATTGATGGCGTGAGACATTGGAGTATGGGCGATGTCGTTCCTATTGGGCGCGTGTGCGGCCATGACCGCCATAATCCATTCCAATGCCTCTGCTGACTTAGGATTTGCGCGGTCGCAATTCTCTAGAACTGCTTGGAGCATGTCACGCTGACCTGCATCGGACGCGATGGAATGCCAGATGGCGCGTCCCAGCCCTAGATCATCTGGCGTGGCGAGCCTGCAAAACGCTTCCCCTAAAATTCCATGGAGGCGATTCCATGCCCAGATCAAAGTTCCAACGTTTGTGTTATAACCCTTCACCAGTTTGGTGATCATCGGGTGGAAACGCCGCGATAAGACCGCTTTACGCTTGGAGCCTGCCATGACGAAATCTCCCGATCCGACAAAAGACCCGGAATTTCAGGGTGTCATTCAACACTTCCTGAAAACACCGCCTAAGCCCTTCACGCCGCCCGTGAAGGCAAAGAAAGGTAAGGCGAGTCCCAAGCCTGCCAAAGCCCGGATTCAGCGCCATCAGGGCCGCTAGCGCGACCGAGAGTTAAGGCGTAGGCTTGGCCTTTAACGGGGAGGCTTACATGATTAAGCGCACCGCCATTTTTATCCTCTTAGCCGCCATCGGGGCTGCATCCGCCCAGACCATTTATCAAGGCGCTGGCACCTATTCCACTTATGGCAATCAGACTTATGGGCCGGGTGGAACGCAACAGACATATGGCCAGCAGACATATACACCGGGCGGCACATATTCGACGTACGGAAATCAGACGTACGGCCCAAACGGTCAGACCTTTTCCACTTACGGAAACACGACATACGGAACCAATGGCACAACATCGCAGACGTTCGGAAATCAGACCTACATTTATGGTCCGAACGGCGAAAACCACACCTGCTCGCACTACGGTAATCAGACCTACTGTAACTGATGCACAATGTTCACGTTTAACGGGATAGGAACCCGGCTCTATGGGCACGCGGTACAACCTGATGGCAGCTACATTGCTACCAAATGGGCGGTGATATTATTCGTCCCAATCTTCCCGCTGGAATCTCATCGCGTCATTATCAAGGAACCAACTTACGGGACTCCGTTGATCAATAGCACCACGTCTTATTTTTCGCAGGCCATTCCGCTTGATCATGGTCAAGTGCTTCGGACCTACGCAGTAACAGCGGCAATCATCGGTGGACTCGCTTGGGTAATTGCGAATAGCCACTGACTAATATCAGTGCTTTCGCCAAGCCTTCTTCCCCCAAAACACACGCTTACGCTTGGCAACGGGATGGCCCTTCGCCTTGCGCCAACGGATGAATGCTGCGGCTTGCTGCTTAAGCGTTAGCGGCTTTACTAGTCCGCCGATAAGTCAGGCGCTTTCCGGCGATGCCAGCAAGAGCCTTTTCGGCGCGCATCGCATCATCAATGCCGAACGCGGATCGGGTGTTAGCGCGAAAATCAAACTCAGCAAGGTAGCGGTCAAGATGCTGTTCGCCACAATGTTGATACGTCCCAACCATGCCGCGCTTAAACACGCTGAAAAATCCTTCCAACGTATTAGTGTGAACCTTGCGGCCAGCCTTACCTTCGCGGACGTATTCCTTGTTGTGGTCAACCGCTTCATGGATGCGGACGAGGCCGGTACGGGTATAAAGACCCGAACCATCCGTATGCAGGATGCTAGCGGGATGAACGTTAGCGGCGAGAATGTCTTTGATGGTGATCTTGGTGGCGTCTTTGACGCGCTTGGAGCGAACCTTGCCGTCACGTTCCACAAGGCTAACAATCTTCATCTTGTGGCCCATGCCGCCCCAAGGCTTCCTGCCGCGCTGGTTGTCGGCCTTACCGATGTAAGTTTCATCGGCTTCAACAATTTTGCCTTCGCCGCCAAGCGGGCCAGCATCGGTACCCGTGGGCTTCATGCCTTCGCGGATACGGTGGGCCATGAACCAAGCGGTTTTGTAAGTGACGCCCAACATGCGGCTTAGCTGGTGGCTGGAAATGCCTTTCTTGGACGAGCAAAGCAGGTGAGTGGCAAACAGCCACTTGCTGATCGGAACATGGCTGCGCTCGTACAGGGTGCCAACGCGGACGGTGAACTTCTTGCGGCAGTCGCCACAGTGGTACCAGCCAGCCCCCAGCGCGCCCGTGGCGGCCAGGGCCTTGGCTTCCCCAATCTGGCCGCAGAACGGGCAAATGACCCCATCCGGCCAGCGCTGGGCTTCCAGATAGGCGCGGGCCTTATCTTCGTCTTGAAAGAGGGGGTTTTGAGCGGTTCCAGCGGCCATGACTATTCTCCTATGGGCTGGAATATAGGCGAATCGGCCTGTGTAGTCAAGTATACAATCGCCATTTCAGTGCCTCGGGTTCCGGCATCAAATTCAGAATGGCAACCGCAGCCGCCAGCGCGGGCACCTTGTCCCGCTTCGCGAGCAAGTCCGCCACCGTGCCAGACTTTGGCTTGATGGTGTACAAATGCCCGTCCGCCTTTTTGAACAAAACCGCGCGCTTGATTGCGCGCCGATAGTCCGCCGCAACAAGGTGCTTCAAGAAAATATCATCAATCACGATATCCGCGTCTTGCTCCAAGGTGCTGCCATAACCTTCGAGCGGCGGCAGCGTTTTTGCGTAGGCGTTCAAGCGGTCTTCAAGTTCTCGCGGGTGATATGAATTGCAACCGCCGTAACCTTCATTGCTGACAGTGCCGGCGCGCTTGCCGTCAATGTAAACTGTTGCTTCGAAACAATTCGTTTCCTGCGAAGCGAACGCCGCATGCTTCACGTTTTTCAATTCAATGAACATTTGCTGTTTCCCTTTCCTTTGTTATTTTCAATGCAATCTTTTTTGCTGCGTTAACGTCTTTGCGAGACATTCTAAACCCGTTTGCAATTAAGCTGGATATGCTAACCATCATGTCTTTTGTATGTTCCGTTGGTGCCATGATGGCGAATGCCAGCGTTTCGCCCAAGTATTGGACCAATTCTTCTTTTGTTTTTCCCATATCAAGACCCAACGCTGGCATAATATCCGGCCGCGCATATCTGGTAGCGTTTGCGGCCGTCTTTTTCCGTATCACCAATAGGCCATGCGTCCGCTCTGCATCCAGCAACAAAGATTATGGCCTCCAAAACGTCATCAAGTTCCGCCGGCGTGAGCCAAAGCTTTTTGTTGATCCTGCTTTTCCAGTTTTTGGGCGCGACAGTACGGAACGCTGCGCGCAATTGTTCGGCCCGCTCAGGCGTGGGCAGCCAGTCTTCTATTGTCATGTTCAATTTCCTTCTGTTGCTTTGGCGATTGCAGCGCGGGCTTTTGCCAAGGCATCGGCGTCATCTTCCCCCCAGCAGTAATAATCCTTCGCGAGAAAACAGCCCCAAAGTAAGTCCATAACGCCTTCAGCCTTTTTTAAAGCCTCCAGCAATTCAGGCGCGGCCGCGATAAGGCGGGCATTTGCGCGTTGCTCGCTGTGATCGTTTGCAATTACCGTTAAAGGCAATGACGTTTTGTCTGCGCGCGTTATGCGGTAATCGTGCGCATGGTTGCTAGTGTAGGTGCAGCCCCATGGGCCGGGGGTGTGTTGCGTTTTCATTGTTCAATTTCCTTCTGTTGCTTTGGCGATTGCAGCGCGGGAAGCCCGCATATGTTGACGTTTATGTTTTTTGGCATGGTTTTTCCCTGTTAACGTGCGCGGGGATGGTTAGCGCAAAAGGTTTTAAAGTGTTCGGGCTCCATCTTCATTACTCGCTCAAGTTCTGCCCATTGTTCGCGGGATGGTCCGAAATATCCGCCTTGCGGGTTTTCTGCATGGCGGTCCAATACCACGCGCTTTTTTGTATCGTCCAAAATAAACAGTCCGTTATGCTCGGGCCCGATTAGTCCGAACGCGTTATAAGCACCGGCAATGCCAATAATATAATCGCGCTTGCCAATGCGGCGACGGCGGGCCGCGCCGTCCGCATGCATATAATTCCCGATGCGGTTTTGGATACCTTGAGACATGTTTTCCCCTTTCCTTAGTTCGAAACAATGTTGGACACTTTACGCTTGCTAGTACCATGGGCCGGGAAGCCTATGATGCTTTTCCGGCCCGCTTCCGCGCACAAGCCGCAAGATGCGCATTGCACGTTATCTGAAATGGTGGCGGGACAAATCGCAACATGACGGCCCGCCGGGGTTTTAAGCGCGGTTGTTTGATCGCTTGGCAGAACAACCGCAACCGGCGCGCCGGTTTCCGCCAATTCGTCCGCCTCCGCCAGATTATCGGCCGACAAATTGACCGTGAAACCCTCGCGCAAAGCAACGCGGACCATTGTCAGGTTCGCAAGCGTCATGGGCTTGTGAGTGTAGGTGAAACCGCGCCGGCCGCGATTGGCTTTTACAAGTTCGCCAAACGCAACCGGATCAATATCGTTTCCCTCGCCGGGCAAATCGCCGGCTTGGTTATGTCGCCACAGTGTTCCCTTTGGCAAAGCGGCAATGGCGCGCATTGCGTCCGCCCATGCCAAGCCCGCCTTGTGCGCGCTAACCTTTTTCCAGAACATGCCAAGCGGGCCCGTTTCCGCATAACAGCCTGTCCCCTTGAGCGGGCAAGCCGGGGGACATGTTTCCGCGCTAGTGGTGGTGACGGGGATCGGGCCGGTTTTGGCATTGGCCGATACTCGGGTAAAAGCGATGTGTGGGCGCATGGGTTATCCCTTTTGTTAGCAAATCAATGCCCGCACCTTATCGCGTAACGCGAACGGGGCGAAGCAATATCTTTTAGAATTGTTCTAAATTACCAGGCGGCCGGCCGGGCAAAAAAGCCCCTTTTGGGGCTTTTTTCCGGCTTGTGGGGCTTTTGTGGGGCTTAAACGTAGGCGGCTTCGATTTGGTTGCAGCAATGGTCGCAATACAAGGCGGCATCTTCCCAATTAATGTCGGCCCCTTCTGGATGCCAGCCGCTTCTGGTGTCATGCGACAAGGCCGCGCCGACAATGCTGCGCCATTGGGATTTGACACAAGCGGGGCAAAGACGGCCGCCGTCTGTGGTGACAATGTACATGGGATACCCACCCGGCCATGCGTAAACATCGCGGGCGACATTTTTGGCGGCTTGCAGGTTTTTCATGGCAGGGCTTCCTTTGGCGGTTTCGGGCAGTCAGTCTTCCCGTGTTATATGTCGCATATTGCGAGGGGTGAAGCAAACCTATTTCCTGCATTCTCGGTTAATTCTTGCATTACTTGAGACTGGTTATTAACTAGGGTTAAAGCTTTGTTTTATAAGGAATAATAGTAATATATATATAAAGATTATATATTTTTACATTCTTTCACTATATCAGTTTCACCCCCTTCCCCTCCCCCCTCCCCCTCCCCCTTTAGATAGCCCGATTGCTGAGAATGCAGTTTTTCGCGCTGCAACATGGTTTTTTGTGTTAGTTTCCAGGCGGTTACAGGCAAATCAATTCTCGCATGCTGCAATGGCGAAAATGTAGGAATATTGAAATCATTGAATAATCCCTTGCGGGAATAGAAAACTACCGCAAGTGCGAAGGGAAGTGGCCGGCTTGGCCGGGCTTGTATCCCGAGCCCGATGTTTCACTCTTTGGCTAGTGTAAAACCCGCCAAAGGCGATTTGATGCCCGAACCAGATCCCGAACAGCCCGAGCCTTTTGACGTTTGCCCGCCCGACAAGCCCGTTCACCAAACGCGCGATGCAGTTAACGTGCGCGAAAAACTGGAAGCGGTGCAACCGCTAATCTATGGCTTGCCGCTTGCGGCTTACGGATTGCCAATGCCTCCGCCGCGCGTTCCTACAATTCAGGGTCAAAAAGGAAAAGGCGGCAAAGGCGGCCGCGCACCTTTCAAGCCAAGCGATGAACAGCGCGCGGCGGTTTATCAATATGCGGCCGTTGGTGTGCCACAAGAGATCATCGGAAAGCTTTTAGGCTTTTCGCTTGATACGCTCGAAAAGTATTTTCGCGATGAATTGGACATGGCCGGGCCTGACGCAACGGCGCGCGTTGCGGGCACGTTATGGAAAAAGGCGATGGATGGCGACACGGCAAGCGCAATCTTCTGGATGAAAACGCGCGGCGGATGGCGCGATGTTTCGCGTACTGAGATAACCGGGCCTGACGGCCGGCCGATACAAACGCAATCGCAAGTGGTTCACCTCGACACAAGCGCGCTTGATGTTGAAGCGCGCGATGCCTTGCAACAGGCGTTGCTCTCTGCGCGCGGCGATATCATTGACACCGATGCGACCGATGTTGAATGACGCGCGCGCCTGGCGCTATTAGTCCGCGCACTGATCAATCGCCAGCCGGCGCCTGGGCGAATTAATCCGCACACGGACAAAGCAATCTGCACACGGACGAACTGATCAGCACACGGATCAATTGCTCCGCACACTGATCATCCTCGCACGGATAATCAGCACACTGACCATCCGCACACGGACAATAAGTCCCTCCCCGCCCCGCCCCCGGAGAATCCCAGCAGATACTCTCAGGTACCAGTGAAACCCCGCAAAACCGAAACGCGCCAAAAAATAAATTGACCGCGGTTTCTCAAAAAGCGAATCCCATAAAATAATTAAAGTACCCCCAGGGGGGTACCCCCAAAAATTTCAAGGTACCATCTAGCGCCCGGCCATCAGCCTAGCCAGCGACGGCGGCCGGATGGTGCTGGTGGGGTCTGTGCTGACCGGCAGCACGGCTTTCTTTTGGGGCGGCAGCTTGAAATTTCCCGGCCTGCCCGGCACCCGCATCAGTTCGCCGCTTTTGACCATGAGGGCCAGGACGTTGCCGCACCCGGTCTTGCTGATCGGCAGGTCTTTGACTTCGGGCAGCGTGTGGTGGACTTCGTGGAAGCTGACCGACTCGACGTTTGAGAGCATGGCCATGACAACTTCGGTGATCAGCGCCCGGCGGCGGGCGGCATCGACTTGAACTTTGTGCGGCTTGAACAGCGGATCCATGGAATTTCCTTTAGTTGGTGCCGGACCCTACCGGGGTGGCCGAAGTCTTGTCTAGACTTGTAAACGGGCGTAGCGTCCCGATGTTAGCAGCATCGCATTTTGTGATCAGGGGCTTATGGGCAAGAAGTTTATGTTTGGCGGCAAGGAGTACGACCTTGACGCGACGTTGATCGATCTGGAGCGGAACAAGTGCGAAGAGGACTTGTACGAGTTCATGGTCGCTGCGTGGAAGTATATTGACCCAAACCCGTTTGTGCATGGCTGGCCGCTCGAGGCGGTGAGCGAGGCTTTGATGGCTGTCGCGGACGGCGATATCCGCCGGCTGATTGTGAACATCCCGCCGCGCTGTTCCAAGAGTACGCTGTGCAGCGTGGCGTTTCCGGCCTGGGTCTGGGCGCAGCGCAAGAAGTCTGCGACTTGCGGGCCGGGTGTGCAGTTTCTGACGGCGTCGTTTGCCCAGCAGTTGAGTTTGCGTGACAGCGTGAAGACGCGCCGCTTGCTGGACAGTAGCTGGTACAAGGAGCGGTGGGGCGATCGGTTTATGCTGACGAGCGACCAGAACACGAAGGGTCGTTATGACAATGACCAGGGCGGGAGCCGTCTGGCGACTTCGGTGGGTTCGGCGCTGACTGGTGAAGGCGGCAATATCATTATTGTTGACGACCCGAACGCGGCGCAGGAGGCGTTCAGCGAGGCGACGATCGCGACGACGATCGATTGGTGGGACAGCGCGCTTAGTACGCGATTGAACGATGCCAAGAGGGGCGCGTTTATTATCATTCAGCAGAGGCTGGCTGAGAATGATTTGACCGGCCACATTCTGGAAAAGCAGGTTGGCGACTGGCACCATTTGTGTTTGCCGATGAAGTACGAGTGGGAGCGGCACAGTTATCTGGTTACGGGCTGGCAGGATCCAAGGGGTTTGGATGATGAGGGCGAGCCGCTGGTTTATGTTGACGAGAGCGGACGGCGGATACCTAGGGATTCGGCGGCGCAGAAGGTTTTGACGGAGGAGCGGCAGAACATGCTGCTTTGGCCTGACCGGTTCGGCGAGACTGAAGTGCGGTTGCTGGAGCAGCAGTTGGGTCCGTTTGCGGCGGCTGGTCAGTTGCAGCAGCGGCCGGATCCGGCTGACGGCGGCGTGATCAAGAAGGAATGGTGGCAGCCATGGGATTTGGATTCGTTCCCGCCGTTTGATTATGTGATTGCGGCTTTGGACACGGCGTACACGACCAAGACGGAAAATGATTTTAGCGCGCTGAGTGTCTGGGGCATTTTTAGCGCGACGGTGGCTAATTCGCCGTCGAACTATGTTGGCCGGAACAATGAGCGGGCGAGCCAGAGCGAACGCGAGGACATATTCGACGAGGCGATGCGGATCAGGAATAAGCTTGAGACTGGATTTGGCGAGCAGTCGCCGAAGGTGATGCTGATTCATGCGTGGCAGGAGCGGCTGGAACTGCATGAACTGGTTGAGAAAGTTGCCAAGACGGCAAAGCAGTACAAGGTTGACAAGCTGATTGTCGAAAACAAGGCGGCCGGCCACTCGGTGGCGCAGGAAATCCGCCGGCTGTACAACTCGTCCAGCTTTGCCTGCCAGTTGGTGGATCCGAAGTCTCAAGACAAGCTGGCCCGGCTGTATTCGGTTCAGCATCTGTTTGCCGAAGGCATGGTACATGCGCCCGATCGGCAGTGGGCGGACATGGTGATCCAGCAGGTTGGGCAGTTTCCGAAGGGAAAGCATGACGATTTGGTGGATACGGTGTCTATGGCGCTGCGGCATTTGCGGGAAATGGGGATGCTGACCCGGTTTGCGGAGCGCACGGAAGAGATTGAGGATATGAAACGGTACATCGGGAAAAGCTATTCGCAGCCTTTGTACCCAGCTTGATGGTGAAATGTCATGTCAAATCAAGGACATATAGAAAATTGCGGCCGGCATGGCGGCATTCGGAAGATTCCGAAAGGCGAGGGAATGCGGAAGTTCGGGCGGTTTCTGCCCGGATGCCCGAAATGTTTGAAAGAATGGGTAAATCAGGGGTTCCATGCCAGTTGGATGGACGAAGATTTCAAGGGGAATGATCAGTGAGTGAGAGTGGGCGTGTTCTGGCGAGTGCCACCGTGGACGAGATTCGCGGGGGGCCGGTGCCGTTGTGGGAGGTAAAGGTCTGGGGCCAGCCGCCTTATGACCACACCCGAACCTATACTATTGAGGCAAAAACTGATAATTTGGCGGCGCAGGAAGGCATTGATCTCTTTGTGGAAGAGATGCTGTGCTTGCATGACGACGCCATAAGGAAGAATTGATATGTCCGCACCCGGACTCGTTCCGTACAACATTCGTCAACCTGGTCAGCAGGATCAGGATCAGCCTGACGCGCAGGACGTTATCGTCGAGATGACCGATGAAGGGGCTGATGTTCCTGACATCGATGAAAAGGGCAACATCCTCAAGATTGAACATGGCGATGGCTCGGTCACGGTATCTCTGGACGGCCGGCCGCTTGAGGAAGCCGGCAAGAAGGGACCGTCTGGCTGGTTTGACAATCTGGTCGATGACATTGATCAGGATGAATTGAGCCGCATCAGCGGCGAACTTATGCGCGGTATTGAAAACGATATCGATAGCCGCAAGGACTGGATTGAAGATCGCACTCTGGGTGTGAAGCTTTTGGGCTTGAAGATCGAAGTGCCCGGTCTTCAGGGTGCCTCGGACGGTGCGCCGGTTGAGGGCATGAGCAAGGTTCGGCATCCTCTCCTCCTCGAAGCGGTCCTGCGTTTCCAAGCCAACGCCAGGTCTGAACTTCTCCCCACCGACGGCCCCGTTAAAATCCGCAACGACAACAACAATGCGGATCTTCGCGAAGACCAGTTGGCCAACGCGCTGGAGCGCGACCTGAACCATTACCTGACTTCGGTGGCGACTGAATATTATCCCGATACCGATCGCATGCTGTTGCAGCTTGGCTTTGGCGGCACGGCGTTCAAGAAGGTTTACTTCTGCCCGCTGCGTAACCGCCCGGTGTCTGAGACGGTGGATGCTGATGATCTGATCGTTAACAATTCGGCGACTGATCTTAGCAACGCCAAAAGAATTACGCATCGCGTCATGATGCGGCCTTCGACCGTAAAGCGGTTGCAAATCCTAGGAGTGTACAGAGATGTTGAACTTGGACAGCCGGATGCTCAAAAGCTGGATAGTCTTCAGCGTGAAGAAAAGTCTCAGCAGGGTATCCAGCCGGATTCGTTTCGCTATGAAGACCGCGATCGCGAAATCTATGAGTGCTATTGCGAACTTAACATCAAGGGTTTTGAGCATAAGCACAAAGGCAAGGAAAGCGGTCTTGAAATTCCTTATCGGGTAACGATCGACGTTACGTCCAAGGAGATCCTGTCGGTTGTCAGGAATTACGCTGAAGACGATCAGGAACTGCCGGAAGCCAAGCCCAACTTCGTCAAGTATACGTTTGTGCCTGGCTTTGGTTTCTATGACATTGGCCTGCTGCACATTCTGGGCAACACGACCAACGCCATCACGGCGGCGTGGCGCGAACTACTGGATGCCGGCATGTACGCCAACTTTCCCGGCTTTCTGTTTTCCGACTCTGGCGGCCGGCAGAACACGAACATTTTCCGCGTTCCTCCGGGCGGTGGCGCATTGATCAAAACGGGTGGCGCGGCCATCCGTGATGCCATCATGCCGCTTCCGTACAAGGAACCGTCTGGTGCCCTGATGACCCTTGTGGAGAACATGGCCCAGACTGGTATGCGCGTTGGCGGCACCAGCGAGATGCAGGTCGGCGAAGGCCGGGCTGACGCGCCGGTTGGCACAACGCTGGCCATGATTGAGCAGGCTGCCAAGATCCTGAACTCCGTTCACAAGCGCATGCATGCCGCCCAGGCTGAAGAGTTTCGGCTGCTGGTCGAGTGCTTCAAGGAGCATCCTGAATCGTTCTGGCAGCGCAAGGGCAAGGCGGCTTATCAGTGGGATGAGCAGACGTTCTTGCAGGCTTTGCAGGACTGCGAACTGACCCCGCAGGCGGACCCGAACACCGCTTCGCATGCCCAGCGCGTCATGAAGATCATGGCTTTGAAACAGTTGCAGGCGGCGCAGCCCAGCCTGTACGACCCTATTGCGATCGACACTGCGGCTTTGCAGGCGATCGGTTGGTCCAATCCCAGCCAGTTCATGGCACCGGCCAGCGCGCAAGCGTCGCCGCCGCCGGAACTGCAAAAGATTATTGCGGATACAAAGATCAAGCAGCAGAAGGCCGACGCCGATACGACCAAGGCCAATGCCGACGCGGCCGAAGTTCGGGCCAAGATCCAGCAGGGCGCTTTTGCCCCGCGTCCGCAAAACGGCGGCGGTCTGGGTGCCGGCTCTACTCAGGTCGATACCGAAGTAGACAAGATGATGGCCCAGGCCAAGCTGATGGACGCCCGCACCAAGGCGCGCGATATCGATGTCAAGCATCACGATGTGCTGCTTGAGAACCAGAACCGCGATCTGGACCGCCACAGCCGCGAGAAGGCGCAGGTGCTGGAACTGGCGCGGGACATCATCGCGCACCCGGAAGAAAAGAACGAAGTGCCAAAGGCGGTTAAATCAGCCAAGAAAGATGTCGAGTCGTGAAAGATCCGAAGGCTATCCAGAAAGCTTTGATGGCCGCCAAGTCAATTGGCGACAGCATTGGTCTGGGGCGTAGGGATGTTTTGGACCAGCCTCAGAGGTATGCCACCGGCGGCTACATCCATAAAGCCAAAGGAGGCCACATTCATGACCACGCCAAGGCTGTCCGTCAGGCCCTGATGGCGGCGAAGGACGCTCCTATCCCAGAGAGCGCAAAAACCCTTAAGACGCAGCAGGGCATGTTCTTGGCCGGCAAGCGCAAGGCGATGCTTTACACCCACCAGGAGCCAGCCCTGCCCCAAGGTGCTGCCAGGCTTGTGACCCAGCATGGTGTTTTTCACTACAACCCTGCTTTGATTGACAAAAAAGCTATTGAGGCCGCCGTTGCCAACGGCCGTGTGAACGAAATTCTGGGTTTGGGGCCGTATTCCAAGACCGACGTTTTGTACCGTGTGGCCAAGGGTGAGCCTTTGGTTGGCGTTATAGGCCGGGATGCCGGCGGCCATGAAGCACTTTCTGCCGTTGGAACGCCCAGCACTGCGGCCGAACAGGCTATTGCCATAGGCCGCCAGTTGCCGGCGGGCGGTAACGTCGGGGTCGAGCATCCTGCAAAGGTTCTTATGGAACGCGCCTCGTCTAGGGGCTCCGAACCACAATGACTTCAGTATTTTCCAAAATTCGGACTATCACTGCCTATGTCCGTGCTATAATTATGGCAGCACTCGCCGGGACGCCGGTTCTAACCTCCATGGAGTACAACAATGTCTGAACGTGCCAAAGAGGCAAGAAAGGCGATGCGCGCCAAGATTGCCCGTATTACGAAGCCCGAAGGCGATAACAGCAAGAATCAGATTGATGCCTCTGATTTTGTTGGCTACCCGGATCTGGAAACCACTGCCAAGACCGGTGCGCGCCCGATTTCGCGCCGCCAGTTTAAGCGCGGCGGCAAGATCGTTAAGGCTGAAGGCCACAAGGCCAAACATCACATGGGTCGTAAGGCCCGCAAAAGCGGAGGCAAGGCGCTGACCGCTGACAGCCTGATCAACCGCAACGTCCGCGAAGCCAACGAAAATCGCGATGGCGTCAAGCACGTTGGCGCGTTCAAAAAGGGTGGCGCGGTCAAACGCAAGCATAAGATGGACGGCGGTGATCTTGAGGGCAGCGGCACGACTTGGCCCGGTGGCGGCAATCCCCAGTCAGGTCTGGTTTTTCCTGCTTCTGCTGCCCAGAAGGCCGAGGCGGCAAAGGAGGCTGCGGCCCGCGCTGCGGATGATGCCAAGGAACGCGCCCGCGAAGACGAAATGTTCCGGTCCTATCGCTCGACCGGTAAGAAGCACGGCGGCAGTGCCCACCATAAGTCTCACCGCAAGCACAAGATGGACGGCGGTTCGTTTGTGCCGACCAGCCGCATGGCGTTCTCCGGTGGCGAATCCCGCATGTCGAAGGCGGCTGGCCTGAAGAAGGGCGGCCGGGCGCGTAAGGCTATTGGCGGAGCGGAAATGAACCCGGACGAAATGGAGGCCGCTAACCGCGTCATGCGCGTTTCTAACGCGAAGGGACGGTTGACTCCTCCAGATGCTATCGATGAACAGATTTTCGATAAATCTGCTCGCGAAAAGTATATGAACAAAAAGTACAACGAGTATCAGGACAGCAAGCCGCTTGATCTGACCAAGGAAATGATGGTCAAGAATCCCCGTAAGGGCCTCAAGGGTCTTTTCCGCAAGCGCGGCGGTTCTGCTCATAGCGACATCGCCGAAGACAAGAAGCTGATCAAGAAGGCTTTCCGTCAGCATGAAAACGCCGAACACGGCGGCAAGCATGCCGAACTGCACCTGAAGAAGGGTGGCTACGCCAAGAAGAAGCATGGCGGATCCATGAGCGTTTCGGATGGTGAGTATGAGGGTACCCGTCCGACCGGCGGTCGCCTGGCCCGCAGGCGCGGCGGTGCCGCTAAGGGCAAGATGAACGTCAACATCATCATCGCCCAGAAGCCCACCGATGGTTCGCATATGATGCCTCCGGGTGCTGGTCCGGCTCCGGCCCGTCCGGTTCCCGTGCCCCCGGCCCCGCCTCCGGGCGGCGCTCCGATGGGTGCCGGCGCTCCGATGCCCATGCCTATGCCGATGCCCCCCGCTGGCGGCGGCGCTCCGATGCCCCCGCCCCCGATGGGCCGTAAGCACGGTGGTAAGGTTGGTCACCGCAGCTACAAGTTCGTTAAGGACATGGACGCGGGCGCGGGTGGCGGCGAAGGTCGCCGCGAGAAGGTCAAGATCTATGGCCTGAAGCCGTCGCAGACCACGAAGAACTACTAACATTGAGGGGGCGGTGTAACAGCCGCCCCTTTCAATCAACAAAGAGGAGAAAATGTTTAATTACAATAACTTATTTGAAAGCGAATTAAGAAAATCAGTAGAAGAAGAAATAGACAGGCTAAAAGATAATCTTTCCAACGGACTAAGCGTCGTTGATTATCCCGAATACAAACACCAAGTAGGTAAAATTGCCGGTCTTCGTACAGTGTTGGAACTGTGCGACGAAGTTCAATCCAAGTTGTCTAAAAAATAAACGGAGATTGTTTAATGCCGTACATGGTTATGACTCACGAAAATGATCCTAAAGAACTGTTAAAGAAAGAAATTGGAGATCTCAGCCAGATTGAGATTTTCAACACTCAGATTCTTTGCGCCGTTTATATCCGACCCCAGAAGACAAAAAGTGGCCTTTATCTTCCCGACTCTACTGTCGCCGAAGATCAGCATCAGTCCAAAGTTGGTCTTGTCGTGAAGATGGGGGCTGATGCTTTCATTGATGATACCGGCAAATGGTTCAAAGACGGCAAGATTGAACTTGATGATTGGGTGGTTTTTCGCCCGTCAGATGGCTGGAGCATCACTGTGAACGGCGTTCTGTGCCGTATTCTTGATGATACCAATGTCCGTGGACGCATTCAGCAGCCAGATCAGGTCTGGTAAGGAGATTTTATGTCTAAAGAACCGGAACAAATTGAAATTGAATTGGAAGAAGTCGAAAAGAAGCCGGAAGCGGCTGAAATTGAAGTCGTAAAGGCCGAAGAAAAACAGGAAAATCCTGAACTGAAGGTTTTGGAACCCGAAGAAGGCTTGGAAAAGCTGAAAGCTGATCTGGAACGCGAGCGCAATGGCCGTTTGGAGGCTGAAAAGCGTGAGCGGGAAGCCCGTCAGACCGCATTTAAGGCCCAAAACGAAGTGCAGGACACTAATCTGCACCTGGTTACCAATGCCATTGAAACCGTTAAGCAGACTGCGGACGTTTTGAAGGCTAATTACCGCGAAGCCATGTCAATGGGCGACTTTGACCGGGCTGCGGAGGTGCAGCAGGCCATGGCAACCAACGCTGCAAAGATGTTGCAGCTTGAACAGGGCAAGCAGGCGCTGGAATCCCAGCCCAAGCAGAAGGCCCCGGAACAGTACCGGTCTTCGGATCCTGTCGAAGCCTTGGCCAGTCAGCTTTCGCCCCGTTCGGCCGATTGGGTTCGCCGTAATCCGCAGTGCGTGACCGACCCGCGCCTATACCAGAAGATGGTTGCGGCCCATAACTTGGCTGTTGCAGACGGTTATGAGCCGGATTCGGACGATTATTTTGATCAGATTGAAACCACGCTCAAAATGAACCGCCGCGAAGCCCCGGTTCAGGACGACGCCATGGCGGAGGCTGCCAAGCCTGTGCAGCGCCGTTCTTCGCCGCCGGCAGCGCCTGTCACCCGTAGCGGTAACGGCACCGGTACCAACCCAAATCGCGTTCGCCTGTCTTCGCAAGAACGTGAGATGGCCCAGATGATGGGTATGACCGACCAGGAGTATGCGAAGAACAAACTTCTCTTGCAAAGAGAGGGGAAAATAAATTGAAAAAGTTATTTTATGTTTACGAGCATTGGAGACCAGACACCAACCAATGCATTTATGTTGGTAAAGGTTCTGGAAACAGGGCTAGAAATATGAACCGCGATAGATGCAATCAACATCGCGGGATTATAAAAGATTTAGAAGAAAGAGGGCTTTGCATTGAAGTCAAAATTTTCATTGGTGGGTTAACTGAGCCTGAAGCTTTTGAAAGGGAAAGATCGCGCATTAAATTTATGCTCGATTCTGGAGAACCAATAGTAAATATTTTGAATGTCCCTGAGTACAATAAAAGATTCGGAAACCCAAAAGAAAAGCATCCCTTATGGGGGAAAAAACATTCGGAAGAATCAAAAAAGAAAATGAAAGAGTCTGCTAAGAACAGGCCAAAAAGAAAACACACGCAAGAAACAAAAGAAAAGATGCAAAAATCGGCGTTAGAAAGACCAGATTTTCAACAAAATATGGAAAAAATGTGGTCTTTAAATTCTTTGAAACATAAGGAGTTGAACTAGCATGGAAAACGAAGCCCCCAAGCGCATGGGACGCCCGCGCAAGCCGCGCGCTGCCCCTGTTACTATCGAAGCCACTGCCGCCGTTGTTCCGGCGGAGGAAGGCACGTCCATCCCCCGCCCCGATATGCGCCCTGAAAAGCGCGCTGAAGACCCCCGCGCCCGTGCTGCCAAGCGCGCCGCTGAGATCAGGGGCCATCTGGGCGACATGGACGAAGGCGTGGACGATTTCCGCGCCCCGGAAGCGCCTCCCGGCTGGAATTACGAATGGAAGCGCAAGACCCTGCTGGGTGCCGAAGATCCGGCCTATGCCGTCAGCCTGGCCCGTACCGGCTGGGAGCCTGTGCCGGCCGATCGCCACCCGTCTTACATGCCCACAGGCAATAAACATGCCACGATTGAGCGGAAGGGCATGATCCTGATGGAACGCCCGCAGGAACTGACCGACGAAGCCCGCGAAATTGAGCGTAAAAAGGCCCGTAATCAGGTCCGCCAGAAGGAAGCCCAGCTTAACGCGGCCCCTGAAGGCCAGTTTGGTCGCGATCACGACCAGGTTAAAGCCAAGATTAACAAGACCTATGAGGCCATGCCTATTCCCAAAGACTAAATACACTAAGGGGCGGGTAGAAATATCCGCCCCTTTGTTTGTACTGTTGACATGATGTGAAATGGGGCGTATTTCTTGCGACACAGCCCCTCCCCCGGCGTGGAGGGTTAATTTATCCCCGGTCTAAGTCGCCCCGGCGTGCGATGATGGCCTCCTAGAAAAGGAGAACCCGTCATGGCGAATACTTTCGCGCCTTTCGGTTTTAGTCAGTACGGTGGTACCGGCTCTGCTCCCACTTATGAGCAGGTCGCGTCCTTCTGCGCCTACAACACTGCCGCCATGTATTATGGCGATCCCATCTACCGCAATGGCACCACTGGTGGCGTGTATCCCACGACCCCCGGCACTGGTATTCTTGCGGGCGTCTTCGTTGGTTGCAAGTACCTGTCGGTTTCGCAGAAGCGTACCGTCTGGAGCAACTTCTGGGGCGCTTCTGACGTTGCCAGCGGCAACAACCCCGAAGTGTATATCGTGAATGACCCCAACGCCCGTTTCTTGGCGCAGGTCGGCGGTTCCACTTCGACCGGTCTGGCTGCTGCCGACATCGGCGCGAACGTGCAGTTCAATTACGGCACCCCCAATACCTCCAGCGGTATTTCGGGCGCGTACATTGACATCACTGTCACCCCCACCACCACTGCCACTCTGCCCTTTAAGGTTGTCAGCCTTCCGGCTGACCCGCCGGGTGCGAATGGCACGTCGTCTGGCGCTTACAACTATGCGGTTGTGGCGATCAACAACGTCGAAACCAAGACCCTCACGGGCGTCTAAGGAGTAAGGACCAATGGCTGTTAATCTTTCAGCAATCAAAGACCTTCTCCTCCCCGGCCTCCGTGGGGTTGAAGGCAAGTACGAGATGATCCCGTCTCAGTACGACAAGATCTTCACCAAGCATGATTCCAAGCTGGCTCTCGAACGTACCGCTGAAATGCGTTACCTCGGTCTGGCCCAGTTGAAGACGGAAGGCGCTCAGACTTCCTTCGACAACAACGCTGGTGAGCGTTACGTCTACAATCAGGAACACAATGAAATTGCGCTGGGCTATGCCATCACGCGCAAAGCCATTGACGACAACCTGTACAAGACGCAGTTCCACCCGTCGAACCTCGGTCTGATTGAATCTTTCCAGCAGACCAAGGAAATCTACGGCTCGAACATCCTGAACAGTTCCACGACCTACAACGCCAATATCGGCGGTGACGGCGTGTCCCTGTTGGGCTACAATTCGTCGGGCACTCTTGTGAACCATCCCATTGATGGTGGCACGGTTGCGAATACCCCGGCGACTCAGGTTGATCTGAACGAAGCTACGCTGCTGAACGCGATGATCGCGATCCGCACGAACTTTAAGGATCAGGCTGGCCTGAAGGTGTTCGCCCGTGGTCGTAAGCTGATCGTTCCTCCGCAGTTGGAGCCGGTTGCGATTCGTCTGACGAAGACGGAACTGCGTCCGGGTACTGCGGACAACGACGTGAACGCGATCATCTCGACGGCTGGCGGTCTGCCCGAAGGCTACATGGTCAACGACTTCTTGACCTCTGCCTACGCGTGGTTCCTGCTGACCAACATCGATGGTCTGTCGTACATGAGCCGCGTGGCCTTTGAGACGGACATGCAGGTGGACTTCGTGACGGACAACCTGCTTGTGAAGGGCTACGAGCGTTACAGCTTCGGCTACTACAACTGGCGTTCGATCTACGGTTCGACCCCCACCTCGTAATCGGAAATTTCTCCTCCCAGTAAAATGGGAGGGGAATCCCCAAAGGAGACAACATGTCTAGTACAGTCTTTACGGGTCCGGTTCTGGCGGGCAATGTTCTCAACAGCGACGGCACGGGTAATCTGGCCGGAGTTGGTGGCAGCAACGGTCAGCAGAATGTGGGCTTTTGTCAGATGGCGCAGTCTGCGGCCATCACGCAGGCTACCAATGGTTCGGTGGCCGGTGTTTACACGACGACTATCGTTATTCCGGCGCAGAGCCAGATTACCGATATTTACTTGATGGTCACTGCTGGTTGGTCTGGCGCTGCCAAGACCATCGGCATTGGCACCACGGTTTCCGCGACGGCTCTTACCGCCGCTGCTGCTGTGGACGCGACCAATGTTGGTCAGATCACGATCACCCCCGGCACCAATGCCACGGCGATCTCGAACTGGAACAACACTGGCACCACCGACATCGAAATCGTCGTCACTTCCACCAACACCGGAACGGGTGCGGGCGTTCTGACCGTTTGCTACTTGCAGGCGATCAACGGCTTCACCAACGGCCAGTACACTTAATAGGAGAGATCCATGAAGGGTCACAAGGCACACCACTCGCGTAAGCACCGCAACACCGGCGGCGTCAATGAGGCCGAAATGGACCTCAAGATGAAGCCGGAAGCGCGTACCAATGCCAAGAAGATCGACGCGGAGGCCGAAGAGCGCCGCCACGGCGGTCGCGCCAAGCGCAAGCACGGCGGTCACGTTTCGCATCATCACCACGGCATGGTGAAGCATGTTGGCCATGTTGAAGGCAAGCACGCTATGCACCACGCTGGCCGTAAGGCCCGCAAGTCTGGCGGTTCGTGCGAAGCCAACCCCTTCTCTTCCGCCCGTAAGGGCACGGCTGCTAAGGGCCGTAAGGAAGAGACGGAGTTCGAATAAGATAGACAGTAGGCGGAGGCCACCACCTCCGCCTACCACCTTCTAGGAGATGCGGCATGGCCGGTGCTTGGACGCGCAAAGAGGGCAAGAATCCTGCTGGCGGTCTGAATGAAAAAGGCCGTGAGTCGCTTCGTGCCGAAGGTCACCATATCAAGCGGCCAGTTTCTTCCGAAGAAGCCAAACACAGCCCCGCTGCCGCGCAGCGGCGCGAAAACTTCAGAACTCGTATGTGCGGCACGAAGGAAAAGCTGACTTCTGCTAAGACCGCACACGATCCCAACAGCCGGATTAATCTGGCGCTCAAGAAATGGGATGTTAAGTGCTGACATGAGCAAGAATCCTTTTTGGGAAAAATCAGCACCAAAAGACGCAGTTCACAAGCATTTGGACCGTCATGGTGTTAAAATGGCTAAAGCCCATGCGCGGGCTGCTGGCAGGCCGTATCCCAATCTGGTTGATAATGTCGCTGCCGCCCGCGCTGGACACACGAAAGGTAAATAACAATGGCGATGCCGAGTATTGTTTTGACGCAGACTGGCGCTGGCGCTTCTACCTACGCCATCCCTGATTGGTTTCAGAACCCGTTTAACATTGGCTTACAGGCGGTTGTTACCGGCACTGTTAGCTCGTTTGCTGTTCAGTATACGCTGGATGACACGACCGCTGACGGGTATGTCGCTTCGAGCGGTAACTGGACTGCTGTGCCCAGCATGACCGGTCTTTCGGCCACTACTTGGGGCACGTTGACCGTGCCCTGCCGTGGTATCCGCATTAACGTCACCACTGGTCCCGGCACCGTTACCCTGAACATCCAGCAGGCGGGCACTCGCTAAGGAGTGACCTATGACGACTAGCGGTACTTGGAACTTTAACCCCGGACTGGGCGAAGCGACTATCTACGCTTTCAACCTGTGCGGCGTTCGCGGCACGGAGATTCTTCAGGAACACATGGAATCGGCCCGTATGGCCGCAAACATGATGCTGGGTCGCTGGAGCAGCGAAGGCGTTAATCTTTGGGCGGTTGATCTACAATCCATTCCGCTGGTTCAAGGCGTTTCAACCTATTCGGTGCCGTCCAACACCATTGTCATGCTGGATTCGTATGTGGTCGTTAGCAGCGGTGGCGTAACCACGAACCGCCTGATCCTGCCGATCAGCCGCACAGAATATGCGTCGTATCCCAATCCCAGCCAGCAGGGCTTTCCGACCACCTATTGGTTTGACCGCCTTCTGTCGCCCACGGTGACGCTCTGGCCGACACCGGATGGCAACGAAACATCGTTTAACTATTATCGCGTTCGGCAGTTGCAGGATTCCGAATTTACTAACGGCCAGACAGTAGAAATTCCCTATTATTTCCTAGAAGCCTTCGCCTATGGCTTGGCGCAGCGTCTTGCCATGATCTGGGCACCGGAAAAGGTCGCCATGCTGAAGCCGTTGGCTGATGAAGCCTACAACATTGCGGTGCAGCAGAACGTCGAAACAGCGCAGCAGTATATTTCCCCGCAAATTTCTTCGTACTTTCGGCCATGATTAATATTATCGTAAAAAAATGTAATGGTTGCGGAGAAGAAAAGCCAATCGATGCATTTGGCGCAGTAAAACCGGGTCGCGGAGATCGCCATAATCGTGCGTCTAGGTGTAAAATTTGTCGTTCTGCTCGCAATTTAGAATGGCATAAAAATAATTTTTCCCGTGCTAAAAATAATAGGAGAAATTTTTACGTCAAAAACAAGATTAAAGAAATTGCTTACGCAAAAGAATGGCGCGAGAACAATTTAGATCGTCATAATAAAAATTATAGTAATTGGGCTAAAAATAATCGTCCTAAACTGACGGCAAAGCAAAATGCTCGCAGATCTTTAAAGATTTCGGCAACACCGGAATGGCTTAATTTTTTACATAAAACTAAAATTGAAGAATTTTACGATGTTGCAGCAGCGGTTTCTGTTCAAACTGGTGTTAAACATCATGTAGACCATATAATTCCGTTGCAGGGGGAATTTGTTTGCGGACTAAATGTTCCATGGAACCTTCAAGTAATATCCGCATCAATTAACTGTTCAAAGAAAAACAGGGTAGCATAATGGCTTATGCATCACGCTCTGGTCGCGCTAGAACAAATGCGTCTTCCCCATCTGCACACGCTATATGCGATAGGTGCGGATTTCGATGGAATTTTTCGGATTTAAAATTTCAGTATGACTGGCGTGGTGCGGCTCTTCAAAATTTGCGTATTCTAGTTTGCCCGACTTGCTACGATACGCCGCAAGAACAGCTTCGCGCTATTGTGGTGCCCGCTGATCCTACGCCGATCATCAATGCCCGTCCTGAACAGTATGTCAGTGACGAAACCAACTATCGCACTACGTCTGCGCCTACGGTTTATGACCAGAACACCGGCATCCCGATCCCTGGCAATAACGTCCGCGTTACGCAGGACGGTAGTACCCGCACACCCCAGCCGATCGGCCCGCCCACTGGCCTGACGCAGGACGCCCAGTCTCCCATGTTTGAAGGCCAGGCTTATAACGTCCTGCTGCCAGTTCTATCCATCAATGCCAACGGAACCGACCAGATTACGGTCACCTGTTCGGCTGCTCATGGTCTAATTACGGGGTCGCAGATTTCGGTCGCAGGCGTCCCCAATAAGGAGGCGGCGGGTTTCTACAGCGTGACCGTCACCACGGGTACAGCGTTTACCTATCAAACGAATATTGCTATACCGTCTGGGAGCCTACTTGGCTCTACGACCAGGGTGGCGACGGCGCTTGTGGGCGTGCCGTATAATTACTCACAAATTCCGCAGACTGGGATTTAACTATGGCGAATACGACGATCCCGAATCTCCCTTTGGCAACGTCCATTACGGGCGGGGAGCAACTTGAGGCTGTTCAAAGCGGTACTTCGGTTCGTCTGACGGCATCGCAAATTTCCGGTCTGACTCCCGGACCTACGGGTCCGGCTGGAAAGCCCGGATCTACTGGTGCCACCGGCCCTACAGGCCCCACGGGGCCTACAGGTGCCGTAGGACAGGCTGGTCCACAGGGTGTCACCGGACCTACTGGCCCCACCGGCCCGACCGGGCCAACCGGACCAACTGGATCTACAGGGCCGCAGGGCGCACAGGGTATTACTGGTCCAACTGGCCCAACTGGTCCCACCGGTTCAACTGGTTTGCAGGGAGCGCAGGGTGCGACTGGCTCAACGGGTTCCACAGGGCCTACAGGGCCTACAGGGCCTACAGGGCCTACAGGGCCTACAGGGCCTACAGGGCCGACTGGCCCTGTATCTACTACTCCCGGCCCGACTGGCCCCACGGGCGCTCAGGGGCCTGCTGGTGGCCCTACTGGCCCAACTGGGCCTACTGGGCCAACTGGCGCAACCGGCGCTTCGTCTACAATTCCCGGTCCCACTGGCCCAACTGGGCCTACTGGCTCTACGGGTGCAACTGGCCTTACAGGTGCCACCGGCCCCACCGGCCCGACAGGTCCAACTGGGGCGCAGGGCATCCAAGGTATTACTGGTCCCACCGGCCCTACGGGCCCAACTGGGGCGCAGGGCGTTCAGGGCATCACCGGCCCCACCGGTCCGACTGGCCCCACAGGTCCGACTGGCCCGACCGGTCCAACTGGTTCAACTGGTTCAACTGGCGCAACTGGTCCCACCGGTCCCACAGGCCCCACTGGCAGCACAGGCGCGGCTGGCCCCAGCACGATCACGGCTAACAGCACGGCGACGAGCGGGTTCAGTGCGGGTCAGTTGCTTTATAGTGATGGCGCCAAAGTTCAGGCCGCTGGTAACGCCATTGCGACCTCTCTTGCTCTTGGCGGTGCCACCATCGGCACTAACGCTCTGGCTGTGACTGGAACGAGTACGTTTAGCAGTACCGTAACCCACTCAGGAGCTACTACCCTTTCCGGTGCTTTAACTTACGGCGGCGTGACGCTCTCCAACAGCGTCACCGGCACCGGCAGCATGGTGCTGTCTGCCAGCCCCACAACTACCGGCACCCTGACCGGCGCTGCGGCTAATTTTAGCTCCACGATCACGACACCACAAGTTTCGTTCACGGGTGCCGGTGCTTCTAACGTACAGGCAACGATCAATACAGCCCAGACTACCGGCCACATTCGTCACGAACTCATCAACACCAGCGGACGCCTATTCCTTGGTATCGAAAGTTCTGCTGGCGGCACATTGGCGACAGGATCGTCGGCGTACGCGACGGTTTTTGGTTCCGTTACCGCAACGTCCACGCAGATAATTACCAGCGACACGGTTCGCCTGACGATTGATAGCGGTGGCAATGTCGGCATCGGCATGACGCCCGTCCGCACACTCGATGTTACCGGCACCTTCGGCGTGACAGGTGCGTCTACGCTTGGCGGTGCCCTCACTTACGGCGGCGTGACGCTCTCCAACAGCGTCACAGGCACCGGGAGCATGGTGTTGAGTGCCAGCCCGACATTCACGGGAAATCCGATTATTTCCGGGGCGAGCGGATACCTTCAATTCCTAAATGGGACAGCCGCAGCCGCAATTGGTTATTCGGGTTCCGCTGGGTCTTTGTTAACGAGCGGTGCGATTGGCGATCTTGTCATTCGTGCGGAAAATAATCTGCGTTTCAGTATCGGGGCCAATCTTGCTGCCAGTGTCGGCTCTGACGGCAGCTTCCTTGTCGGCACCACGACGAATGCGGGTGCGGGCTGCGTGTCTATAAACGGCGCGGCAAATAGCAACGTCTTTAAAATAACCGGATCGGCTTCTGCCAATGCGCTTTTTACCTGCACAAATGCTAATGGCGGTTATATAAACTTTAGTTATGGCGGCACCGGAGCAAATCTTGGTTATATTGGAAATTCGCTTGCCATTGTTGCTGGCGGCGCAAATTTAGAATTTATAGTTTCGGCGCAAGCCGGTCCAGTTGCTTTTTCAACTGGCGGAACAATTATTTGGAGAATGAACAGTTCTGGTCATTTAGTTCCTGCTGTTAATAATACATATGACATTGGGACATCTGGCGTCGGTGTACGCAATATCTATTCCAATAACGCTCTTAACATTGTGTCGGACGCGCGGTTGAAGACTGACGTAACTGATATCGACAGTTTTGCCACGAAATTTGTTATGGCCCTAAAGCCTAAAAGTTATAAATTTATTATTGGCGATAATGCACCTGTCCGTGACGCCAATGGTCAGCAAGTTGTAGAAGAAATTAACGGTGAAAAAGTACCAAAGTATATTACTCGCCCCGGCACCCGCACTCATCTTGGCTTTCTTTCGCAAGACATAAAGCTGGCTGCTGATGCCGCCGGAGTAACTAATTACGCGGGCTGGGGGCTTGCCGACAAAGATGACCCAGACAGCATGCAATCAATTCGTATGGGCATGTTATTGCCGGTTGTCACCAGCGTAGTCCAAAAACACGAAGCGGTTATTGCCGCGCTTGAAGCCCGTTTAACCGCACTGGAGAATAAATAATGACCACCACATACACATGGCTCGTCGAATATATGTCCTGCTACCCACAGGCTGAAGGCGAGACGGATGTTGTCTTTAACGTGGGCTGGCGTTGTAACGCCACGGACGGCACCTACTATGCCACCCAGTACGGCACCGTGGGCGTCCCCTACGTCGCGGGTGACCCCTACACCCCGTATGCCGATCTGACACAGGCTCAGGTACAGGGCTGGGTCTGGGCCAACGGCGTCGATCAGGCTGCTGTTGAGGCGGCTCTTGACACCAACATTGCCAAGCAGGTCAATCCCCCTGTCGTAAACCCGCCTCTTCCGTGGAGCAACTAATGACCCTCGACCTTACCCTTGAGCAGATCAACGTCATCATGCAGGCGCTGGGCAATGCCCCGTATATTCAGGTCGCCCCGGTGATTGCCGAAATCCAGAAGCAGGCCGCGCCGCAGGTTAACCCGGCCCCGGAAGCTGTATGAAGAAGACCCTTATTGTCCTAGCCCTTCTCGCCGCGACCCCGGCTGACGCCTCGCCGTCCCTTGCCATCTGCCACACGCCCTATGCCCTCTGCGCCTCCAGCGCGACGGTGGCGGTACCCGGTAAGACCGTAAAGGTTAACGGCAACACGTTCCCTATGGGTATCTCAGTATGCCCAGTCCTCAAGGGTGCCAGCATTGCCGACCTGAGCCTGATGAACGGCTCCTGTAAGGCCCCCAAGGGCAAAGTCTGGTCCTTGTTCAGTAACGCCACAACCTACCCCGTCGCTCCGACGTGGGCACCCACCGCCGTCGTGGTCCGCACCTTTACCAGCACGTCTAAGCCGGGCGGCGGGTTCTCCAACATGTGGTCCATGCCCTGCACGGTACGCCCCAAGCCAGTAAACGGCGCGACCTTGGCCGACTGCGTAGGCCCCATGAACGAAAGCCCGTGGACATCGACCACCGTCCCGGCTGGTGCTACTATTGGTACTGC